TCATTTTGAGGGCTGCGCGACGGCGCCGATCCGGCGGTAAACGCGCTTCGTTATCTCCTGTTTGGAGTGGCCCAGCAACAGGCTGGCGTCTGCGATATCGGAGATCTCGGACGCGGCTTTCGGCCTGATATCCTTGAATTGGAATTCCCTTATTTTCTCTGCATCGTCAGCCCTGCCATTGGCAACGGCAGAAAGGCGCGCTGCTTCCCGAGCTTCATCCCATCGGTTACGCAGCATCTGCTGAGAAACGCGCATGCCGGTCCTGCTCAAAATGAAGTGATGGGATACGTGCTTCGCGTTTCTGAGCATTATTGCGCCTATCAGCAGGCCCAGGCTGTTTGGAACGCCGCTGTTCTGCATCTGAATGCGCAGACGCTTCCCGGTCTTTCCTTGCTGGACATTGAGGTAGTCGCCCTCAATATCGCCTCGGTTCATCGCGATAACGTCAGCAGGGCGCTGACCGGTTAGGTAAGCCAGGTCCATCGCATCCTTTAGCTCCTGCGGGGCTTGCCCGTACACAGCAGCCCAGACCATGTCATTCGCGTAATAATCGCGCACCTTTTCCTTGTTCTTGCGCACCCCGGCGCAGGGGTTCTCGCGATCTGTGAATCCCCATTCACGCGCCATGTTGTAAACATGAGATAGCAGCGCAATTTCTCGGTTTGCTCTGGTCTTGGCCGTCCGCGCGTCTCGATACTGGGCGACCATTGACGGGGTGATCGCGTCAATCGGCGCACTCTCGAAACCCTTACGCAGGTGTTTCAATTCAGCCTTGTTGTCTTTCTGTGTTCGCGCAGCTTTCTTCGGGATTATGTCCCGCTCGTACCGGTCAAAAATTCCCTTCATGATCTTCAAGTCATCTGGCTTGGCCTTTGCTTCCAGCTCAGCCCATTTCAGTCTCGCCTTATCCAAGTCGCCGCCCAACGGCAGCTCTTTTCCGTTAGCGTCCCGATAGTAGTAACCCACCCAGACAGTTCCGTTTTTGCGGGGGCGCTTGCGCCGTACCATCCCTGGCGGTAAATCCCTGTTCTCAGTATTCCGGGGGCGCATTTCAGTTCACTCTGGAAAAGTCCGGTGTCCAAGCTGGGCGCGCCGGGGGAGGGTTGTGGTCACCGGCAGGCGCCGGTGCCATGCCGAGTTTCATGCGTGCGAACATCCGACCTACCAGAGGTCGCCCGCCACGGCTTTCTACAAAAATCCAATTGCGGTCGTTGAGCCATTTTCGCTGATGCGCTCTGTGTTTGTAGCCGGTCAGGTCGGCCAACTCTTGGTCTGTAAGTATTTCTGCTTCCACGGTAAAGGCTCCAAGCCGCGCTGGGCGGCGGAATGGGTGATCAGGCAAGTTCTGCAGTTCACTGCTATGGTCCACGCAGCCAGCAGGAGCTGGTGCAGCACCAAGGAGAGGTCATGGAATGCACCACAGCCACGAACGAGGTTTACGGGCCGTATAACGCCAAGCTGGGTAGGCGCGGCGCTGACGGCAACATATGGTCGGGCAGGACCGTCATTTTCAGAATCATCGATGACCGGGTCTACTCAATGCACGAGCAGTACCTGGGCAGGCTCAAGTACGGCATGGCGATGACTGACAGGGGAGAGCTGATCTTTATGGTGCGGTAGGCTCACGTCTTGCCCACTGCACATATGGGCCATCTTCGGTATCGAAAATTCCGAGCAGGAACCAGTCGTAGGCCGGTGGTTTTTCAGGCTCCCAGCCGAGGCAGTTGGCTGCTTCTTCCTCCCAGTAGGGGTGCGACTCAAGGTCGGAGTCCATGTGCCAGCCGACCACCATCAGATGCTGACCATCAAGCCAGGCTTTGTAGGCGGCATGGTCTTCATCGAAATCAGGAATGTCTGGGTGATACCAGTAGCCGTCCTCGTCGCGAGTGACTTCGACGGGGCCTATCAACTTTTCTTTGGGCATGACTTCGTCCTTGCCGCACACGCGGCTGACATTGAATTGATTGAGAGGGGGTGGTTACTGCGGGGTGTTCAGCTTTCTTTTGAGCCTGGCCGGACGCCGTCACCGTTTACGTCTTCGCAAAGTTGAGCATCGCACTCCGGGCAGTCGGTGAGCCCGCAATTCTCTGCCTCCTGACACTGCTTGCATCCTGGAGTGGGTCCGTACTCGACAGGACCGTCCTCCACTGGCGTGGACTGGGCAGCGTCAAACATCGGCTTGTACTCAAACCCCTGCGCTTCCCATTCCTCGACAACGTCCCACTCTTGAGTGAAATGGTTTATCGCGTTGCCGCGAGTCTGCACCCAGCCATAAGGCTCATGGTTTTCCTGTTTACCGCAATTCGTACAGTGCAGATTGAATTCGCCGTCGTCAGTCCATTCGTGATCGCATTCCAGCTCATCACACCGCTCCTTGAACTGGTCGCGCTCTTTTTCAGTTCCGGTTAACTCATTGCGAAGTCGTTCGATCTTTTTGATGGCGTTGTCACGGTAAGTCGTAACCTCGCGCACGTTGTCTTTAAGCCGCTCAGTCTCGGCCTGTAGCGGGGCGAGGTGGGCGCTGATCCGGCTAACGGCGCGATCAATTCCCGCTTGGATAAACGGTGGTGGCGGCTCGCTTGCCGGAGGGCTCGTGCTCGTCACTGCCGCTATCATGCCCATCAACGCTTCGGTCACGATCCGTTGCAGATCGAGACCAGCCGGAACGCCGTCTAGTGCTGGCGGTTGAGGGGCTGCTGCGAATGCTGCATACCAGCACTGGAGTGCGCCGTTACCTTTCTTGCGCTCGGTCGTTATTGCGTCCAGCATTTCCTGCGTGGGCTCAATCGACAACACCTTGCATTCGTTGCTCATGATCTTTCCCCTGTGTATATGGGTAGTCCTAGGTCAGGCGCTGGCAGATAGGGCGGGTGCATGCTCGGCGCCATTGGCCAAGCCTGCATGCAAGTCGACCTTGGTGCCGGCCAGCATTCCGGCGATCTGGGCGTTGAGGTCGAGCTCTGCCTCTCTGACCTTCCTGGCTTTGCCGATCTGCTTGTCTGCGAGGTAGCTCTCGATGAGCGCTTGGTGCTGGGCTTCTACTGCTACCAGCCCCTGTCCTGCGCTTTGGTGTTCTGGTGCTGTCGGTTCTTCACCACGCGGCACAAGCTCTTGCAACTTGCTCTCAACCGCGAACACCCAGGCAATAGCGAAGTGATCGCCGGCAGTGGGGGCGGAATAGCAGCTCCGGTACTTGCCGGCACGCACCCCGGAAACGTATGCGTTCCGAGCCTGCGTCAGCTTCGCAAGAAGAGTTTCGTAGGCGTAGAGAGCGATGTGCTGGGCAGGGCTCACCCCCACAAACTTCGCACGCTCGACGCGATTCTTTTTGGTCTCGCACCAATGGGTGTAACGCAGGGCTTTGACGTTGAACACCTTGGCCACAACGGCGCTCAGTTGTTGGTCCCATAACGGGCGGCGCGCAGCGCGCGACATCGAGGATTGAGCCTCGCCAACGTCGCTGACCTTCACGTCCGTTTCGCTGAGGTGGTATTCACGCATAAGGGCCTGCGCCTGGCGCATCGCTGTGGCCGCTTCGTTCTCGTTCGAGCTTTGCGAAAGCGCCAGACAATGCTTGATCTTGCGGATAGCCCGCTCGAGCTTTTTCGGGTCAATGGTATTTTCGGACATAGTTCATCCTCGCCGGGGTGGCGTGAGTGGTGGAAGTAGGGTTCGGATGGAGTTGACTTGCTGTCTATCAGACCAAAACACCTTTGCTCAATTGACGTAATGGTGCGGAGCGTGGGATGAATCGATGAATTTAGGGCCTTTTGATTAGGGGACACATACAGTTACAACAGCCTTGCCTCTTTAAACCCTTTGTTTGCAGGGCTTTCCGTCTGCACCCGACGAACGGCGGTCGTGGTGAACGTCAGGTTTGACGACATAGGGGAACATGACCTGGAGTTCTCGATATGATGCTGCGTAAACTTAATCTTGCCCCCCGATCCGCTGTCTGTTTTGGATTGTTCTGTCTGATGATTCTTGCATTGGGAATTATCTCGCTTAGGCAGGTATCAAGCTTGAATGCTTCAGAGAAGTTTGTTGAAACGAACGTGGTACCAAGCATCTCGCTCGTGGGATCGATGGACCGTGAGTTCGTGAGTATCAGAGGTAGCAATTCCAGACTGCGCAATCCTATTGAACCTGCTGATCGCAAAGCCGCTGCATTGGAAGATGTCAAAAAATCAAAACAGGCAGTACAGGATTTAATTTCGAAACTGCAACCACTAATAGTGACACCAAAGGGCAAGCAAATTTTCGGCGAACTATCCCAAGCCTATTCTGAATACCAAGTCCTTCAAGACCAATATTTGGTCCTGATCGCTGCAGGAAATGTTGACGACGCCGTTAAGCTATCCAGCGGGGCAATGAAGCAGTCTGCTGATGCCGTAGAACGCCTCATGAAGAGCCTAATTGAGCTGAACAACGCTAAAGCGAAAAAGGCTGGCGATGAAGCTACGGCTATTTATGCGGATACGAAGCTGATTGTTGGAGGTTTCATCGCAGCGAGCACGCTTGCAGCAATCGTTCTTGCTCTGATGTACACGCGCAGCATCACACACCCAATTAGCCAGTCGTTGACCATCGCCGAACGCATTGCCAAGAATGATTTGACCGAAGTCATTGAGCCTCAAGGACATGATGAAGTCGCTCGGCTCATGATGGCTTTGCAAGCGATGCAAGGCGGGCTGCGTAACACGCTTTCCTCCATCTCCGATTCTTCCAATCAGCTCGCTTCAACGGCTGAAGAAATGCATGCGGTTACAGAGGACGCAAATAAAGGAATGCTGCGGCAGAACAATGAAGTCGAGATGGCCGCAACGGCTGTAACCGAAATGAGCGCTGCCGTTGAAGAAGTCGCTCGAAATGCTTCGGCAGCATCTGAGGCTGCTACTCGTTCAAACTCTTCAGCAGTGTCTGGGCGCGCACGTGTAGATCAAACCGTCGAGGCTATCAGTTTGATGGTTGGTAGCGTCGAAGACGCTACCAAGGAAGTGCAAGGGCTCGCCGTTATGGCTGCTGATATCAGTAAGGTCCTGGACGTTATTCGCGCAATCGCTGAACAGACCAATCTCCTTGCACTCAACGCCGCAATCGAAGCTGCTCGAGCCGGTGAGGCTGGTCGGGGATTCGCGGTGGTGGCGGACGAGGTGAGAGCGTTGGCCCATCGTACCCAGCAGTCGACGAGCGAGATTGAACAGATGATCAGCTCGATACAGAAGGGTACTGGAGCTGCTGTGTCCGCGATGAGCCACACGAACGCCCAAGCTCAAAAAACCCTCGATACTGCCCATGGTGCCGGATCTGCGTTGGTCGAAATCACCGAGTCGATCGACAACATCACAGAGCGGAATGTTCTGATTGCAACGGCCTCGGAGGAGCAGGCCCAAGTTGCCAGAGAGGTGGATCGCAGCTTGGTAAGCATTCGCGACCTCTCTAACCAGGCATCCGACGGGTCAAGTCAGACAGCAATCGCGACATCTGAATTGACCAAGCTTGCTGTCGAACTGAATAGGCTTGTCAGCCAGTTCCGCATGTAGGTCTGAGTTCGAACCAAACCACTCGGCTGCGCTAGCTCGCAGTGATGAGTGAGCCGTTGACACATGTGTGCACCCTGTCGTCTGGCAGCGTGCACATCATGTCGATGCAGTCGCCTACCAGTATCTGGTGGAGCTGGCTCATAAGCTATTCCAAAGGGTGGCGTGAGTCGTTGAAGTGGGGTATGAAAGGTTTTCCAGATAGACAGGCAGGGCGTTGATATGACTTTGAACAGTGATATAGAAGCGCTTGAGGCAATAGCGGAAGAGGCTGAGGAGCTGTTAACCAGGCTGGAGCTATTGGAAGGTCATCAAAAGTCGGAGCTACTCGCCGGCATTCGGCAAATAATCGCGATGGCGCGCTACCGCAAAGCGCCGGGCAGGGCAGAAGGCGTTCATCCCGACATGTGAGGATGGAGAAGAGTACAAAAGCGTTCAAAAAAACTTTGATTCGTCTCTGGACCCTCTATCACTTCAACTGAACCCTCACGGCCAGCGGCTGCCAACCATGAACATCAATATTTGGAGCACATGTCATGGAAGCCATAATCAGCCTACTCTGGTTGCCGTTCTCACTACTCATCCTGTTCGCGAACATTGTCGTGATCATCGGCATTTGTAGGAGCCAGAGAAGTGTGGGAGAGAAGGCGGCTTGGAGCATAGGCATCATGCTATTCCCAGTTCTGGGTCTGATCGTCTGGGGTGTAGCAGGGCCGCGCGGTATAAAGCCGGGCACCGGGCCATCTTCGGATCAGCACAGCAAAGGGTAAAAGGAACTGCAGACATCACACCGTCACTTGCTCGCCGGTTTACGTCGTTGAGGGCGTCACGGCGTACGCTCGTGCGGTGCTGAAATTCCCGCCGCTGCTATCACGGCTCATGTCTTTTTGGTCTTGGTCCCCGGACCGGTGTGGGTCACATGAAGCTTGCTGCGTTGCAGGGATCAAATTTTGGGAACTAGTGATAATCGATCTGACCTAAACTTTACGGTGCCTTAATACCGGAAAAGGAGGTGGAGGTATGGTTTCTAGTCTGGAATTACGGCATATCATTGAATCGGCTTTTCTGCCCATGAAGTGCGTCTGTACGATTGAGCCGGACGGTTCAATTTTCATTCAGATCTTCGACCAAAGCACAGGTAAGGAGGAGTTGACGGTTACGGGAATTGCCCCGTCATGTCTTGGCTCGAGCCGCGCGATTGCGTCTTTGGTCACGGAGCTAAAAGAAGATATGCGCCGTCGTAGCCTTGCACCCGAGCGCTGGAATAAAGCGCACAAGGCTTAGAAAACTGAAGCCCGCGTTTTGGCTCGCGCGCCTCAGTATGGGGTGGCGTGCTTACCCGGTACGCGGCGCAGTCTTCGACGTTCTGACCGCCCAGCTTTTGCCCCTGAAGCGAATGCCGTAGGGCGGGTCAGTGACAACGCTGTCTACGGAATCGACGGGCAGGCTGCGCATCACCTCCAGGCAGTCGCCCAGGTGCAGTTCATATTCCGTGGGTGGCTCCATGCATGCGCCGCCCTCCGTGTGCGGTGGTGGCAAATCGGTTGGGGATGCGGTATTACGGGTGACCGGCATGGAGCCGGATCAAAAGGAGTTGCAGGTGTCGAATGAAAACAAGCGAGAAGTCGCTCTAGAGCAGGCAGCAGTTGCGCTACTTAGCGAGATGGCTAAGCATGGAATCGACCTATCTCGATTAGGAGGCTTGGCAAAATCCGGGATTATGGGAAACGCGATGTACACATGGGTATCCGATACTGAGATCAAATCCCAAGCGTGCGAAGCTATCGACTATCTGATAGGGCGAGTCGAAATAAAGCAGGGCTGATAACTTCATTCCCCGGATATTGCCGAATCATCAGCAAACTTTTGCGTCGCAACTCCAGTGCCACGATTAGGATACGGTTTTCGTGGCGCTGGGGGATTCATCTTTTAGGCTGAAAAGCTACCCAGCGCCAGCTGCGCAGCATCGCCCACCTTCGCTTCCAGCACCGACTTGAACTCTTGCGCAATCTCTTCGCGCTGCACGTCCTCGCCGACCCAGCGCAGCTTCAGCACCGGCTGTGCGCCGCTGGTGATGACCGAGATTCGCAGGATGATTTCTCGCAGTTGCAGGCCTTCAAACGGAATAGCCGAGAAGATCAGCGACGTGGGTAAGGTTTCCTTGCTGATCGCCTCGATGGCATCCATTGCGCTGCGGCTGGCGCGTGTCTCGCTGACGGTGTGATCGCTTTCCGACGATGCCTTGACCGTGATCGTGCGCACGGCGGCGATGGCTTTGGCCAGCGGGATGTTCTGCAGTTCATCGCCGACCGCCGACAGGGTGCTGTGCCAGTCTTCAATCCAGTCGCTCATATCCTTCTGCGACATGGACCGGCCACTGATCGCCTGCACGGCCTGATAGGCAGCGGTGGGCTTGAGCTTCAGCACAGCGCGATCATCTGCGTGGCCTGGCACTTCTTCGTTGCCCAGGTTGAACAGCACCGAACAGGTCATTTCGTCCTGATTGATGAAGCCCTTTGCGTCGGCGACTGCGCGGTTGGAAACGTATTTGGCGAAGTCCGCCAGGGCGTTGGTGGAGAACGTGCCCCGGAAGCGACTTCGGCCTGCGCCGAATTGCTCAAGGTTCACGACCTTCGCGCCTTCCGGCAGCACGATGGTTGGCGTGACGGTGTTCAGCTCTTTGCCTTCCGCGATCAGCGCGGTATCAGTGATCAGTTGAATTGCTTCTTTCGTGAGGGACATTTGTCAGCTCTCTTTTGGGAGGAAGGGTGGTTGCGATTGATCAGGTGCGAGGCTTGACCGGTGCTTGGTCGCGCTCGAATAGCTGGCCAGGGTGCGGAGCCTCAGCGAACAGCGTTACCTGGCCGCCGGTGCCGACGTTCATCGGGGTATCCAGCGCGGTGTTCTCGCTACGGGTGCCGCGCTTGGTCGGCACCTTGTAGTCGAGCTTGTGTTTGATTTTCACCATGTGGGAATCGCCGATCTGGCTCATGTCTAGGGTGATGACCAGCTTCCCGGCCTTGCCGTGCTCAACAACGCCCGAGGCGACTTCGGAAATTGCGTAACCGATCTGGCTGGCGAACGCGCCGCCATTCAGCTCGTTCAGGAATTCGGTTGTATCGGTAGGCGTAGACATTGGAGTTTCTCCGGGGGCTTGATTCCACTGGGTGGGATGTTGAGTTGAAGAGGGCGGCGGCGATGGTTGGCGCGGGACTGCATGCGCTTCACTTGCGATAGATCCTGTTCACCGGGTAATCAATGTTGAAGTCTGCGATGAGTCGTTCCATCAGCGTGCTGCTGATGCCGATCAGGTTCTTGGCGGCGTACCGAGACAGCCCGCGGTCCCTCGCTTCCTTGATGCGCAGAACGTTCAACGCATCCGCGACGGGGTCTATGCGCTGGACCTTCACACGCGAAAGGTGTGGGCTTGGATCGAAGCGCTTGTACTCGAACCGGTGCTCGGCGGCGATCTTACGCAGCATGTGGTGGCTGACCCCGGTGGTACGGCTCACGTCGGTGACGGTGGTTGTCTGTGCCATGTGGCGGATCTGCGCGACCACCTCATCGCTGACGTGGCCCCGTGGGAGATTCGTCTTAGGGGGCGGTGGAGTTGATGCGCGCATCGCTTCCTTGGTCCGGCGGCGAGGTGCTGGCTTTGCTGCTGGCCCCATGCGTCCGTCTGGCCTGGGCTTGTATGCGAAACCCTGCAGCGTGGCGATCACGCCGCCGCTCTTCAGGAACTCAGCCACTTCGGCCTCAAGGACGGCGGACCGCTCTTTGTTGCGCTGAATCGTGCTCAGCTCTGGACTGATCATCAGCTTGCACCGTACAGCGCGAACAGCGCCAAGCCGGTGGCGATCGCAGCAGTCCAGCGCAGCATGTGAGTGGCGAACGACAGCTGACGTACAGGCTGGGCTTCCAGTTGCTCAGCGATTTTGCACGCCGCGCAGTGGCCGCGATGAACGCCGCGCACAGTACCGGTTGAACGCTCGACGATGCCGAACTCGTTATTGCCATTTGGCACGACCGTGAAGCGCGGCAGAGCTGCCGGGTTCTTGCGGCCGACCTTGTCGTAAAACTCGGCAGTGGAAAGGGTGCAGCGCTGACGCAGGCCTTCGAGGATTGCACGACGCTGGCTGATTGTCTGATGCATATGAGGCTCCTTGACCGCATTGGCCAGATGCCAGGCGCGGGTGACCAAACCCAGCCGTGAGACTGGCCTGGCACCTGCCGATGCGGTCGTAACGATTTGGGGGAGGGTGATGCAGGGGGCCGATTTAACGGTTTGAACTCATCCGCATCGGAGATTGATCGGAACACCAGGGCGCTACCCCTGCTTGATTCCCGCCGCGTTTCAGGTATTGGCCGACAGATTCGGCTCAGGACTTTTCCGGGGCTTTGCGATCCTAGCGCTGCAGCCCGCTTGGGCACGCTCCGATCAATCTCCGATGCGGACTGGTCTGCGTTGAAGCGTTCCAGGCGATCGGGAAGGTCTCCAACCTTCAGACGGGGACTCTGATTATTTACATTGCCGTAGGCCCGTGAAGCGGCAATTTCTGTCTGGCTTTCGCCATGTTCCTTGGTGCTGCTATCAGCAGATCGCCGCCACTGGCCTCAGCTTGTCCGAGCCCTTACGGCTGATCTTCTGTTCGTACCCGCCCCGGCGTGACTCAGGGGCTCTGCGCTCGCGCCTCATCGATTCATCGCCCAGCACCGCGTGCAGAACGATGATCGACATGAACAACAGGCAGAGCGGGGAAATGATCTGTCGGCGCATGGCCTCGGCGATCATCGCTGTCTGGCGATTCACGCCGAGTTTGAACATTGCGACCGACAGCCGCTTCACAACCGTGCCCGGCGCGATGCCGAACGTGCGGGCGATTTCCTTGGCTGTGCAGCCCTGGGCGGCTGACAACAAATACTGCAACTCTCGCGGCGCAAGACCACGGCCGAGGTGGCCTCTCCATGCCCCGCATACGATGGTGGTATCCATTACGTCTACTCGGTGGTTGTCATCCCAAAGCACCCGGTAAGCCAGGTGCTTTGGTGATGATGTGCACCGCGACCCGCTGCTGGCGTCGGTCGCGGCTTGCTGCGTTAGCGATGTTGGTCAGTTGCCCGCTGTTGATTGCAGGGCTAACCGGTCGTTTTCATAGGTTGGCGGTGAGCTTCCTCCCCAGGGCGTCAATCAACATCTGTATCTGTTCGCCGTGGATCACAGGTCCCTACAACATGCACGCTGCAGCTCGTTTGCCCGGTTAGATGGGCAGGGTGCATGAGGTCCAGCACCCCTTAACGCCGAAGCTCAGGGTGCTAATTCGAATCGGTGTCTCTCCCTTCTGCCGCCGGGATTCGCGGGGCGCATTGCTTGCCGGGTCATTCACTCGGTCAAGGCGTTTCACCATCGTCAGCCGTACAGGGTTTTCCCTGTCGTGGGCAGCCCTTCGGGGCTGTCTGATCGCCGGTCGCCGGTAGAGGCAATGCGGTCTGTTGTTTGTTGCGCAGGCTGTTAAAGAACTGGTCGATCCGCTAAGCCTGTTGAGGGGTTGTGTTGCGTTTCGATGGATAAACAATAAGCCAATGCCTAATTTTTGTAAATAGGTAATGCCTAACTATTTTCGCGTACGTCTCGAGCGGAAAATGGAGCCGGTTAGGTTTTACTTTTTTGGATCAGCTGGGATAAGCTTTTAAAGTCTGGATGGACATACAGTATTTGCTGAGGGGGATTTGTGGCGCGGCAGAGCAATAGGAAAGAATCACTATCCAAGCCACTGAGCGGCATGGAGCGGCTATCGCTACGCGTGTCGTCGATGATCAATCATCCGATCGCGCAGCAGAGGCGGACGGTCAGGATTCATCGTCTAGATACTGACGGGGAGAGGGAGTGGCAGGAGATGCTCGGCGCTCTGGCGGAGGCGGGGGGAGTCGCCCTGAAGCATCATGAGCAAGATGCTTCGATCACTTTGCGCTGGGGGCCATCAGCAGATGATGAGCGACAAACACTCGTTGTGGACCAGCTCAATTCGGAGGAGGCCGCGCCGTTCTGACAGAAAATGCCCGCGAAGGTGGCGGGCTTCAATCATGCGGCTTTGGCTGCCCTTGGGATCTTAGCGTCTGGCACGGTAATCCCTTCTTTGAAGAACATCACCTCGTCGCCAACGTAGCGAGCCTGCGCGGTGTAATGAAGGCCGTAGTTGAGCACTTCATTTTCTCTGTACATCTCGCAAATCTCTGGGGCGCTGTCATAGGAGACGACCCAAGGGCGCTGGAACTCTGGCGATTGAAGGAGCCCTGCAATCTGCAGGTGGTCTTCATGCTTATAGAAATTTCGGTACAGGCCGCGCCCTTTCACATAGTAAGGCGGATCCAGGTAGATCAATGACATTTCTGGTAGAAGGCCTGAGGCACGATTAAGGAGCTGAAAAGCATCCTCGCAGTAAACGCTGATCGACTTAGCATTAAGAGCAATGCGCTCCAGTCTCGCCGAGATCATTTCCTTACTGAACCTGGCGTCTAGCTTGTAGGTTCCAGCCTGCGCCTTACCGCCGATTACGCCACCTTTTAAGATTCCTGACCGGTTGGTGCGATTCACGAATAGAGTGGCAAACCCGCGCTCTGCTATCGTTAATTCTTGATCTTGCCCAAGCATGACCGAGCGCCAGTGATGCCACTGATCCATAGTGATCGGGGTGTCGTGGAGCAGTTTGACCAATCCATCCGGATCGGACGTTGCGGCCAGCCAGAACGCGTAAACAGCGGGGTCTAAATCGTTGATGTGGATGTGGGATGCGTGTCCTTCAAAAAGAAGCTCCAGTGCCACCCCAGCACCACCGGCGAACGGTTCGAGATAATGCCCTCCGGCCAGCCTATTAGCACGCATAACCTCCGATATGAAAGGTGCAAATCTAGCCTTCCCTCCGGGGTAGCGCAAAGGGCTGTAAAGTTTTTTAGAATACATTCGAAAATTCATCCCTGAAGATGGATTGGAGGCAACCCGATTCTAGCATTAATCAGGTTCAATGTATCCATTAATGAAACAGTGAATTGATCTTTGTCAAGGTTATGCGTTACATAATGAGTTACGTATTTATTGAATTCCCCCGAGCATGATTTAGACCATGCCTTACATGCAGATATTTTAGTTGTGACTTCATTTAGGACGTCAGCTTCAGATAAAGATATACCCATGCTGGAAAAATCACCAAGAAACGCATCTCTTTCTTTTTTGAATTTTTCAAAGAATAGATCGTTATTTGGTCTTGTCATGATGTAATATATCATGCGTCTTTCCAGTGCGAGTCCATCTGTGTCGGGCAGGCGGAGGCAGAAGTCCTGGATTTTTAGGTTGCTCATGAATTTATCAGAAACGTCCGCATCTAACACAACAAGACTGTGTTCGAAAAGGACCGGGAATCGTGAGCACGCGTCTGCTAATGGTTTTACCTCAGTATATGCGATGCCAGGCTTTGAGCTATTAATATCCAGTGACTGATGAAACTCTAGAGTGTCAAGAATCTCGCGCTTCCTGATAATTCTTTTTAGAAAATGTATGGCGGTCTCATCTTCGCAAAATATTTTAAGCTTTCTGATTTTTGCCAGCTCTATAGGGCTAGTAAAGGTAAGCTCTTTGTAAGCAAGATCGTAAGATGGGTTGTGCAATATAGGGTAGTTGGAGCCGACAGCTTTCGACTTGCTAACAAAATTTACAGCAATTTGACCTCTTTCAAGCAATTCTGAGTGTTTCAGATAAATGTCGGATATGAGACCCAAGGAGTGAGTCGTGACTATGACTTGAGTTTTGAAGTCTCCGGCCCATCTCAAAAGGTAGTCAAACAAGCGCAGCTGCGCCACCGGGTGTAGCGTAGCTTCAAATTCGTCGATACATAATATTCCACCACCAGTTTTCTGGCCCACTTCAAAGTCACGCTGAAATCCTATTAGTCGGTTGAATATGGATCCTAGGTTATCTTCACCGGAAGATATCGACTCCCAGTCATAGCCTAAATCACCTCCGCTAGGCGCCCAGGTTGACTTTATCTTTGGTCTATAAACGCCTACAAAAGAACCATAGCTAGAGCTTGGAAATACCTGTTCGTAGAATTTCTTTAATTGCTCTTTTTCGCCCGCTGATAGTAATGGTATTGGCGTCGCCTTACGCTGAGCTGCGAGATCAACAATGGGATATAGACGTTTTAAATTCAGAAAAGATGTGTTGTACGAAAGATTGCCATCGCCTTGCTCCGAGCCAGATACTACTATCCTATGACGATTTGTCTTGTCTGCCGTAAAATAAATTTGAACTGGCGACCTAATGTAACGACCATCGGTCATTTCGGAGATGATTGCATACTCATAATCTTCCAAGTCATACGTCTTTGAAAGATTAAAAACTTCAGATAGAGTCGTCTTCAATCTCTTTCCCAAGCCATCTTCAGCACTGCTGGAAAATGGGTGGGCTATCAACGCCATCAACGACGTCTTCATAGTTCCATTACGGCCTGACAAAACCGTGAGTTTTGAACCTAGAACTATCTTCTGATTCTCGAGCGAGCGGAATCGTTGAATATCAATTCCCCTAACTCTAACAATTGGAATTGTTTTGTTATCGGTTATCCCTAGTTCTGCTTTTGTTTCCCCTTGAGGGAGAGGACTTGCCTTGGATGTACTCACTGTAATACCGATAATAGGTTGAAGGGTTTGTGATGTGCCATAAAAAAATTTCGCTGCGCAGAACTCTGCAGCCTTTATTACTAGACCGGGTTCCCGTTCCAGACAAACAGTACTCGCGCCTGGATGTATGTCTCTTCGATGAAGATATCCTCGGACTTGTGCTTGCGGTTATCTGAGATCATTTTGAGCTTATCTTTGCCCTTCATCTGCAGACGTTTTATGTACTGGAAGCCCTGATATGAGAAGTAATAAATCCCGTCACCGACGAATTCCTTTACGCTAATGTCCACCAGGCATGGGTCGCCATGCTTAATTGTAGGAGTCATTGACTGCCCCCACCCGGTGATCACCTTTAGGTGGTAATGCTCTTTGAACTCAACCCCCATTGAGCGGAGCTGGGAGGGGCTAACCCGCACGTCCTGCAATAACTCAGGGTAGTCGTGAGCCACCTCACCACCACCTAAGGCACCCCGCACATCGTAGTGGGCAATCCAAACCTCATCGCCGACCCTGCCGGGCCTGTAAGCGTCACTCGCCAAAACGCTGACCGTTCTCTCCGGCTCGTTGCCCTCAGCAATCGCCAGAATCCTTTGCAGGCGATCCTCGCCCAGGCTTTTGCCCGACAGCATCTCGCGAACCTTATCTGCAGCAGATAGTGCAGGCGCATTTTCATTCACTGCATAAACGGACTGCTCTGAAAGGTCGCCGGAAACGCTCGAGTAGGAGAAGCCTGGGCGCAACCCCCAGTGCTCCGGCCCGACCACGTCCGAAAAATAGGCGATAACGTCCATCAGCTTCGACTTATCGATCCGGCCGTTATTCACCCAGCCCTGGACCGACGGGGGCTTCACTGAGAAGTCGTCTGCAAGTTTCTTCTTTGATACGCCCTTGGCGATCCGCGCGGCCTCGATGGCGGCGCCTAAATCCGGTCCGGTAAGCATTGCCTAATTTAGCCTATTGGTGAGTTGGTTAGGCAATGGCTTGTACTGAGATAAGGTAATGCCTTATATTCACGGCAGAATCTCCAGGAGACAACACATGAAATCAGCAGAAGCAGCCAAAGAAGCTTCCCGCTTGCTTGGCAGCCAAGCGGAAATGGCGCGTCGCCTGCGGGTTACGGCGCCCACCGTCAACCAATGGTGTTCGGGGGAGCGTGCTGTTCCTGCTAAGCGCGCCCTGCAAATCGAGGCATTGACCGACGGTGCAGTAGCTCGTGCTGATCTTTGCCCATCTTTTCCTTGGGGCCAGATTGGTTCTGGGCCAAGACAAAACCTTTCAGTCGCTTAACCCATTTATAAGCGAAAGGTGCAACACATGTAAGACGAGCTAGGCCACTTGAACGGCAAGGAAATAATTATCCGCTCAGGCGGGAGGGGCAGGTAGTACAGCGGATGGGCTGTTAATTCATCCAGTACGAAGTTTTAGAAACAAAAAGGCCCGAGTAGGGCGGGGAGAGGGCGATGAGTAAGAGAGTAGGTCCAGCGCACGCTGGCGTGGAGGAACGAACCCAAGTGTCCCCTGGTAAGAACCAGCCATCTGGCTCGGCATGTGATGCAAAAGTAAAAGCAGCACAGCCGGTTTGGGTGCTGGACAGCCGCGGCGGCATTCACTTCGCCACCGCAATTGTCAGTAAGCCTGAAACTTAGATCAGTGAGTGGGCTTATTCATCAGCTCGATTATTTCGAGGTGATCAGCCTCCACGCAGCTGATTGGCAGCTCAAAAGCAGCTCGATCGCCTACGCCTTGCATCTTGTGCTTCAAGGTTTTGATCGCTTTATCCAAGGCTTCGATGTTGAAGCCTGGCGTTTGAGTAGCTGCGATTTTCAGCCCGGCCAGAGCGACCATTACACCTGCTTCGAAATCTGAAATTACCGGTTTTGACATGTTCGGTCTCCGTGACCTTCTTGTGTGGAAGCAGAAAGCTACCACGGATGCACCGGACACCTACAGAGCTTGAAATTCAGGCAAAAAAAAGCCGGTGGCTAGACCGGCTTCTTCACAACATTACGAGACAGATTATGCACATCAGACCTGAGCAAGGCAACACAGGCAAAATTGGAGTATCACTGTGAGCGTTCAAGCAATGTCGTGGGCGCTACAGATCCCGCGCGTGACCCTTTCCGATTCCAGCGCTAGGCACGTCCTGCTGTGCTTGGCCAACTACGCCGGTACTGACGGACGCGGGGCGTTCCCTTCGGCCACCACTCTGAGCGAAGACACTGGCCTTTCTGAGCGCACAGTTCGTTCCAAGCTTGAGCTGTTGAGGGCGTCCGAACTGATCGTCCCAGGCAATCAAGCGCTGGCCGCTGTGTATATCGAGCGGCACGACCGCCGACCAGTTGTTTATGACCTGCCGATACAGCGGGGTGCAAATCCTGCACCCCGGATAGAGCGGGGTGCAGATGACGCCACGGGGTGCAAATTACAGCAGAACGGGGTGCAGAATTCGACCGAACGGGGTGCGAAATCTGCACCCAATACATCACTTAACCATCCATTAACCGAACAGCAGCAGCCGCGCGAGATTTCGGAAGTGATCGACGAACAGGACAAGCAGGCCCTGGAATCGACCGACGATCGCCAGCGCTTCGCCATGTTTGCCGACTGGGCACCAGAAGTCCGTTACTTGATCACCCAGGCTCAGATCGCCGGAGTCAAACCAACCGATATCTCTGACGCGCTGATCCGCAGTTTCATCGGCTGGTTTGTGGCCAAGCAGAACACCGTAGACACATCCGCCGGTTGGTGTAACCGCTTGGTGGGCTGGTACGTAAAAGAGCGTGCAAAAGGCTCGCTCTTAGCCGATGAGGAAGTGGCAGTCGGTGGCGACTGGGCTTCAAAGGGGGTGATCCTGTGAGTGGGCCTGTTCGAGCTGGTTACCTGGTACGGAATCGGAGAACCGATCCGACCTACACCCCACCGCCTGCGGTCTCTGTCGAGATCGACCCGGCCACCCGCCAAGTAATCGACGAATTGTTTCTGCGGCTGCGTGGAGCTTGCGGCGCATGGAGACAGTCTTGGCCGACCGAGGAGGTGATGAACGCCGCAAAACTGGAGTGGCTGGCGGAATTCATGCGCTCCGGGATCAACTCAATGGATCAACTGCGCCACGGTATGCGAATGGTCAGCGCGAGCAAATCAGCATTCGTGCCCGCGCCTGGCGTGTTCGTGAGCTGGTGTTTTGCTCCAGAGGGTCTTGGCCTACCCAGCGTCGAGGTCGCGTATTCCCAAGCTCTGCGTAACTCACACCCAGGCATGGAAGGGCGCGGCAAGTGGTTTCACCCGGCGATCTACCACGCCACTGCCGCCTCCGGCTTTCTCAGCCTGCAAACGCTTCCCCGCGACCTGGGGATGACTCGCTTTGAGCAGAAATACCTCGAGCAGTGCCGCAAGATCTGGCGTGGTGAAGAATTGCCCCCCGTGCCGGTAGCTCAGCTCGCAGCACCGGGCAAATCAATCACCCCCGAAGTGGGGAACAAGGCGTTGGCCGCGCTCCGTGCCAAGCGCAGCGGAGACGTGCAATGAGCAAACTCACCAACGCAGCGCGTGACCGCGAGTGCCAGATCCGTTACCCAGGATGCTCGAGCGAATCCTCGACCACCGTGCTCGCCCATTACCGACTGGCTGGTACTTGCGGCATGGGCATCAAGCCAAACGACCTGCAGGCCGCTTGGGCGTGTGCTTACTGCCACGACATCGCCGATGGCCGCCTGCGCGCCCCGGCGGTGTTGAGCCGAAACGAAGTCCGCCTGTTTCACGCCGAGGGCGTCATGCGGACCCAGGACGTGCTCATTCGTGAAAGGAAGGTGAAGGTGTGAAGTCCGCCGAAATGAAGTTGTTCAAACCTAAGCGAACCCGCGCCAAGCCTGTCGACCGTGAGGGCCTGGAGCAGGCCGCATTGCTGCGCGAGCTCAAGCTACGTATGCCTCTGGTGGCTGCGCTGATCTATCACGTTCCCAACGGTAGCCACCGGCACAAGCTGGTTGCGATCAAGCTGAAAGAGCAGGGCGTGCGCGCCGGTGTGCCCGATCTGGTGCTGCCCATGGCTCGTGGTGGGTACTTCGGTCTGTACATCGAGTTCAAAGCCACGCCGCCGCACGACGCTGCTGTATCGGGCAGCCAGTACGAGTGGATACGCCAACTCGGCGAGCAAGGCTATCTGGCGATCATCTGCCGTGGTCACTTCGACGCGATGGAGCAGATCCGCGCGTACCTACGACTTCCTCAGACCACGGTGGCAGCATGAACCATCAATTCAAGCCGGGCGATCCGGCGCTGATCGTGGGATCTAGCAGCAACCTGTCTCCGAATATTGGAATGGCAGTTGAGCTGGTTCAGCATCTGCGTATGAATGATAAGTTCAGCCTTCCAGATGGCAGACCGCTTCTAAATCGAGGTCCTGCTTGCTGGTTGGTTCAGGCCCCTGGGCTGGCGGCAGCTCTTCACCACGGGGGCTGGGCAGACATTGGCGGTATAGCACTGGTTATGGAGCATCACCTCGTCCCGCTGCGCGGTGACTTCGCCCCAGAGCAGCAGAAAGCGCAGGCGGTGCCGGTATGACGGCTGCCGTGCGCATCACCGATGCTGAAATCAAGCGCCAGGCCGCTGGCACCGAGCGTGACCTGCGCGACGTGGAGAACCGTGGCCTGTACCTGCGCTTTACGCGGGACCGCGCCCGGGCTTCGTGGTATTTGGTCAAAAAGGGCGAATGGAACCACATAGGTAGCTTCCCCGATCTGTCAGCCAAGCAGGTCGTTGCGGCATTGCCTGCCATCCGCTTGCGCCTTGATGCCGGTGCCGGTTCGAACCTGTCGAAGTGGGTCACGACGGGCGAGCTGCTGGACTGGTACGCAGACCGCATGGCGCGCGACCGCAGCCTGTCCGCGAAGCGCAAGAAGACCGGCGCGTCGCTAATCAAGTGCCACCTCAAGCCGCGTCTTGGAGACCTGCCGCTGACCGGTATCGACAAGGCCAGCCTGGACGATCAGTTCATGTGGCCAGCGCAGGAGACCATCGGCATCGATTACGTGCGCTCGGCGTTCCAGCTGCTGGCCCTGGCATTCCGGCAGGCTTTCAAACTCCGGTTGATCGCGGCCAACCCGATGAAGGACATCAAGTTCAGTGACTTCTCGAAAGCCAAGGTCGGCATCAAGCCTTCCCGGCTGCGCGGCACGCAGCTGCAGGACCTTATCGCGCACCTGCTGACCGTGCTTGAGGACGAACCGGCGGACGGCCTCCTGGCGCTGATGATGCTCTGCCACGGCACCCGCATCGGCGAGACGCGGCAGGCGCGGTGGGCACACATCAGCCTGGCAGAGCGGGAATGGTTCATTCCTGCCGAGAACACCAAGACCGGCGTCGAGCACCACCTACCGCTGACAGACCAGGTACGCAACCTGCTGATCAGCTATCGGGACATTCAGTTGGCCGGCGGGTACAGAGGACAGTTCCTGTTCCCGTCCCGCAGCGGCAACGCACTGAGCGAGGGCCAGGCCAGCGCAGTGTTCACCCGGCTGGGTCAGGGCGAGTGGACGAGTCACGATCTGCGCAAGGTCGCGCGTACTGGCTGGGCAGACATCGGCATCGACCATCTGATCGGTGAGCTGCTGATCAACCACGCGATGGGTCACAACGTGAAGGTGTACATCCAGTCGGACGTGATGAGCCGCAAGCGTGATGCCCTTGAGAAGTGGCACGCGCATCTAGATTCAAAGGGCCTGAACCGCATTCAGACATTGACCGGCTTTAGATCGGGAGATTCTGGTAACGGGCTACAGGACACGGAACATAAGGGCTGCGACCCTATTCAAGAATCAACCATAGGCGAGGTTTAAAAATGGCCGAATTAATCGCAAACGTGTTGTTTACAGGCCAGGTCGCCACGCTGGTTGAGGGTGAGAGCGCCGCCGACGGTAGCCCTATTTATGAATGCAGCGGCCGCCGTTATTCGGCCCCCTTGCGGATTGGCGTTATGGACAAGCACGGCAATCCAGTCCACGGCCAAAACCTTTGGGTGGCATTGAGGGCTATAGCGCCGGAGGCAGATCAGTGAAGAAGAGTCACGGGCCTGACCTGCGTCGTCGAGTGATCCCACTAAAGACCTGCGATATGTGTCGTGGTCGCGCAGTCATCAAAGGCGTTTTCCACGATCTGGACTGCATCGCCTGCAATGCATCGGGTTGGGTACGGCAAGACAACGGCGAAGCGTTGGAGGCTCAGGAATTGATTACGCAACTGAGCTTCAATCTTCAGAAAGCCATGAAACAGCTTGCCCAGTTCGTTGACCTTAATCAGACCGTCGATGCTGCTGCCGCCAGGCATTACCAACAGAACAACCGTCTGGGTGCAGGCGGAACGCATTACACAGGGGATTGACCATGAAAAAGCGTACATACGTCGACAAGCCATTGGGCGACACCGAATACCTGCTGGAAAACTGGGGTTCTTGGCGGATGTCTGGCATGGGCGTGCCGCGCTATGTCTCCCCGCTGGCAGCCTTGATGAACCAGTGCGCCCCAGAGGCGACTGCAATGAGTTATGTCATCACCGACGACACTGCAATGCTTGTGGATGCAGCTATCGCAAGGCTGATCGCGCGCAACCAGCAGATGGGCGACTTCATCTGGTGGTACTTCGGCTCCAAGTGGACGATGGTCCGGATCGCCGAGACTCATAAGATGTCGGAACGGTCAGCACGCGAAATCATCCGTCAAGGGGTGGCATGGCTTGACGGTGCTTTGGGGAATTTTTGCGAAGCAGCGTAAAAAGTTCTTTCAGGCCTGATAAACACCTGTTTTGATGGCACGGTGTTTAGCTGTTCCAGCGCGGCACCCACCCAATTCCAAAGGCTCGCCATATCGGCGGGCCTTTTTCATTTCTGGAGTAACGATGGACCCGACCGACCTCGGCCCAGGCACCGCCACCTGGCTGGGCGGCACGGGCACCATTCTGCTTGGTGGCTTCCTCTGGTTGAGGAAATTCCTCTCCAGGGATGCGACCGATCGCGCCATGGACAACGCCGATATCGGCACCGTCCGCAGGCTGAACGAACTGCTCGACTCTGAGCGCCTGGCTCGCAAAGAAGCCGAGGCCCGAGCCGACCAGTTCGCCAAAGAACGTAACGAGCTGGCCGCCGCTGTTGGCCGTATGGAAGGGAAGATTGAAGCCCTGACCGGCCAGGTTTCCCAGCTCACTGACAAGGTGACCAGCCAAAGCGCTGAGATAGCCCGTCTGCGTTCACAGCTTGGAGGTATCAACTGATGGAAAGATGCGTTAGAGACTTCATCGCCCGGCGGTGGTGGCGTCGCCTGGAAGTGTGGGTGATTGCCTCGCTGTTGGTAACTGGATCGTTCGCGCTGGGCTTCGGTGCCTCGCAATGGTCACTTGCCAGTTGGTATAGCGCCCAAGTCTCCGAAGTGCGCCGTGGTTATGACGAGGCCACCGTGCAACGCGACATGCGCCTGAACAAGCTGGCCAAGACCGCGACCGATGCAGCTGTTAAGGTTGAGGGCGCAGCGGGGAAGGCGACAGAAGCTGCCGACACCGCGAGTAAGGCAGCTGACAAGGTACATGAGGTGCTGGAGCGCCAGACAACGGACTTAACCCCAAATGACTAATCAACTCTATTGGACAGATTAGTCACTCCTCACTGAACAGACGTGCGCGTATGACCATTACAGGGTAGCGAAGCCATCCACCCTCCTCGAAAGGCTGTCTTCGCATTTTGGTAATTTCAAACGTGTGATAGTTATGGTGGCCGTCGTAAAATACTAAGGAGACCATATAGGTGCCAGCCCACAGTTTGAACGGAGCCAGCTTAAAGCTAAGAGTACCGCTACCACTTACGGCACCACCGGTGTTGTCAGCCCCAACATACGACACGGTTTCACCTTCAGTGTAAGTGAACTCGACGTCTTCAAACTCTATATCTTCGTCTTGCCCGGTAATGCAAAACTTGGCGTTTCCTTTTCCTTGAATCATGTCAGTTTACCTGGACGAAGTAGAAGTCTAGAGATACGCGTGTTTCATTGGAAACTCAACAGTTACAGGCGTTGTAATAGCGTCTAGTGACATTACCGTATTTCAATTCGCGCTGTAGGTACGAGATGTCCCGCACGCGTTGAGCAAGGTAGATCCCAAAGTTATGGCTTGTTTCGGCTGCGCTGCGCGGCGTGATTGGATTAAAAAGTGGACCAAGGTGGCATATGAACGAGCACAGCAACTCCTTGCTAAGCCAGATCCTGGCCGAGCAGCTGAAGCAGACCCAACTGCTACAGCGGATGGCAGAGCAGCAGACGCTGCTGGTCAACGCACTGAGTGAAGAAGAGCCGGAAGACCCCGATACCCAGCACCGCACCTACCTGGACGGAACACTATGCCGTTGAGGCCGCAGAAGCCATGCAATGCCCAGGGCTGCAACACATTGACCCGCAACCCTCGGTACTGTGAGGCCCATAAGGATGTAGGCAAGCAGTTCGAAGTGAAGCAGCGGGAGAAGCAACGCGAGACCAGCAGCCAGCGCGGCTACAGCTACAAGTGGCAACAGGCGCGCAAGGGCTTCTTGGCTAAGCATCCGCTATGCGTAGAGTGCGAGCGCGTTGGACGTGTCAAAGCGTCGACAGACGTTGATCACATCGTTCCTCACAAGGGTGACATGGACCTGTTCTGGGATCGATCCAACTGGCAGGCCATGTGTCATCCATGCCACAGCACTAAGACAGCGGCAGAGGACGGCGGATGGGGCAACACCCAGGCTGCCCCGCGCCGCTGACCGAAACGAGAACGATTCCCGTCAAGATTCACGAAAATGCACCGACATGGTGCGCGCACTAGTCTGGTGCGGTAGGGGAGGGTCAAAAGTCTGGGCCCTTTCGCTTCTAGACCGCGCCCTCAATCGTTTTTTTACACCCGCGAAATTAAAAATTCTGGAGTTGCGCGATGGGAGGTACCGCCACGGTCGCCGGCCGTGGTCGCAAACCCAAGCCGACCGCCAAGAAAGCACTAGCCGGAAATCCCGGCAAACGCGCGCTGAATAAGGCCGAGCCCGCTTTTTCGAAGATCACAAATGTTGATCCGCCCGAATGGCTCAGCGACCGCGCTTCGCAGATGTGGAAGATGATTGTTCCCGAGCTTCTGCGCGAAAACGTGGTCGCGATAACTGATTTACACAACGTCGAAGCGTTCTGCGTTGCATACGACAACTGGCGAATGGCGCAGGAGTCAGTCCAGGCCCACGGCATCGTGGTTACTGGTGCCACCGGCGGACCGATGAAAAACCCGGCACTGACCGCCGCGAACGAAACGATGCGGCAAATGGTTACGTTCGGGGCGATGCTCGGCCTTGACCCGGCCAACCGCACACGTCTTATCGGAGGAAACAAGGAAAAAGAGACCAACGAATTCGAAGAACTATTGAGATCCTGAATGGCCAAGTCCGCCCACCCCAACGTTGATAAAGCGATGGTTTGGGGTAGGTCTCTGCTACGTGGAAAGGTGCCAGCTTGTCGGTACATCCATCAGGCAGTGCAGCGCCATTTCGATGACATGGCAGCCAGCCGCAAGCGCGGGTTCAGGTTCAAGTTCGATCCGGCGAAGGCTGAGAAAAAGCTCAAGCTGATCCAGCTGCTGCCGCATACCAAGGGCGAATGGGCTTTCAAGCGTCAACGGATCACGCTCGAGGGGTGGCAGCTGTTTGGGCTGGCCGTAACGTTTGGTTGGGTCAAAAAGAGGGGGGGGCACCGCAGGTTCCGTGAAAGCTACTGGGAAGTGCCGCGCAAAAATGGCAAGTCAGTCGTAGCCGGTGGCGTAGGCATCGGCATGTTCGTTGCTGATGATGAGTACGGCGCCGAAGTTTATTCCGGAGCGACTACCGAGAAGCAGGCATGGGAAGTGTTCAGGCCCGCGAAGCTGATGGTGACGAAGTCGCCCAATCTGATTAAGGCGGCGGGCATCGAGGTCAATGCCTCGAACATGAACATCCCGTCCGACTTCAGCAGGTTCGAACCGCTTATCGGCAACCCGGGCGACGGTGCGTCACCCAGCTGCGCCATTGTCGATGAATACCACGAACACCCAACGTCTGCTCAGTACGACACGATGCTCACCGGCATGGGGGCAAGGCGTCAGCCGCTGATGTTCATCATCACCACGGCCGGCGCTGACATCGAGGGGCCTTGTTACGACAAGCGCCGCCAGGTGATCGAAATGCTTGCCGGCACGGTACCCGACGACGAGCTGTTCGGCTGGATCTGGACGCTTGATGAGGGCGACGACTGGACCGATCCCAAGATGCTGGCCAAGGCCAATCCGAACCACGGCGTATCCGTGTTTCAGGAGTACCTGGAAAGCCAGTTGGCCCGCGCGATCCGCTCGGCTCGGTTCACCAACACCTTCAAAACGAAGCACCTCAACCTTTGGGTGAGCGCCAAGTCTGGCTTCTTCAACATGCAGGACTGGAAGGCTTGCGAGGACACCTCCCTTACGCTCGATCAATTCGAGGGGCAAGAGTGGATCGCCGGTTTCGACCTTGCGCGAAAGCTGGACATGAACTCGAGGGCGCGCCTGTTTTGGAAGGTGATCGACGGAAAGACTCACTACTACAGCGTGGCTCCCAAGTTTTGGGTGCCATACGACACCGCTTATGACAGCGACAACAAGCGGATGTCCGAGCGTTTCCAGGCCTGGCTGAACTCGAAACACCTTGAGGTCACCGATGGTGCCGAGATCGATTACCGCGAAATTCTAGAAGACACCAAAGAGGCGAACAAACACGCACCGCTGCGCGAGTCGCCGATTGACCCACACGGTGCTACTGGGTTGAGCCATGACCTCGACGACGAGGGGTTCAACCCGATCACCATCACCCAGAACTACACCAACATGTCTGACGCCATGAAAGAGCTGGAAGCGGCTATCACCGCTGGAAGGTTCCACCATGACGGCAATCCGATAATGACCTGGTGTATCGGCAACGTGATCGGCAAAAACATGCCCGGTAACAACGACGTAGTACGGCCCATCAAACAGGGCGATGACAACAAGATCGATGGCGCTGTTGCACTGATCATGTCGGTCGGGCGGGCGATGATGCAAGTCGTTGTCGGCGATGGCGGCGTGGACCGATTCATGGATTCAATCCGGGACCCAATATTCGAATGAACACAGCATCAATCATTTACCTGCTGACTGCAGTGCTGGGCTTTGCCCTAGCGGTGGCAGGCGTTTACGTACTGCTTGGCGTGGGTTGGGCGCTTCTTGCCGCTGCTTCGTCGTGCTTCGTAGCGGCAGCATTCATTCGAAGGGGACTGACCGGTGGCTAAGTCTTTCAAATCCGTTTTGAGCGGTGCAATCAACGCGCCTCGGTCATCAATAATCGATTGGGTGGGCAGGTCGCTCTCCGGCAGCGCTTCCGGAATTTGGGCGCAAACCGTGGGCAGCACATCCGCCAATGGCAAAACCGTGACGATCAACAAAGCCATGCGCCTGGCCGCTTGCTGGTCTTGCGTGCGCCTCATCTCCGAAACGATCGCAACGCTGCCGCTCGGCCTATACCGGCGCATGCCTAATGGCGGTCGTGAGGTGGCCGGTGACAATGACCTGCATTGGATTCTTAACACCAACCCGAACAGCCGCATGACTGCTGTGCAGTTTTGGGAGGCCGTAGTGGCTTCGATGCTGCTTCGGGGTAACGCTTTTGTCGAGATCATCCGTATAAGCGGCCGGATCGTAGCGCTTGAATTCCTGTTGCCCAACCGCATGGATTTGGATGTCGCGGACAACGGCGAGATTCTGTACCGGTACCGGGAAAAAAACGGGCAGCTCCGCGATATTGCTGGCAGCAACATGATGCATATCCCTGCGTTCTCTCTGGATGGGCAAATCGGGCTCTCACCCATCGCCTACGGCGCCGACGTATTCGGCGCGGCAATGTCGGCAGAGGACGTTGCGAGCTCCACGTTCAAAAACGGCATGCACCAAACCGTGGCCTTTGAGGTTGATGCAACGCTGAACAAGCAGCAGCGCGACGATTTTCGCGACTATGTCCAACGCATCAGCGGGGCGATGAATGCCGGTAAATCACCGGTGCTGGAAAAGGGTGTATCCGCCAAGGTGATTGGTATCAATCCGGTGGACGCTCAGCTGCTGGAATCTCGAGAGTACAGCGCCGAAGAGATCTGTCGCTTTTACATGGTGGACCCGACGCTGGTCGGTTACAGCGATAAGGCATCGAATTGGGGGACCGGCCTTGAGCAGAAGTTGCTTCGATTCCTGACCTTCACGCTGCGCAGCTACATGCGCCGCATCGAGGAAGGCATCAGTCGCAGTTTGCTGGCTCCTGCGCAGCGCCGTCAGATTTACCCCGAGTTTTCCATTGAAGGCTTGATGCGTGCTGATAGCGCCGCACGGGCAACGCTGTATTCGGGGATGGTGCAAAACGGCATCTACACCCGCGACGAATGCCGCATGAAAGAGAACCTGCCCAAGATGGGCGGCAATGCCGGTGTACTAACTGTGCAAACCAACCTTTCGCCGATCGACAAACTGGGTCAGGGCGATGACGGGCAAGCCGCAAGGGCAGCTCTACAGAACTGGCTGGATCAGCCGGCAAACTCGAAGGAATAAATCATGCAACCAAAATCCAAGGCTGGCAGTTTTAACTGCGAGCTGAGCCCGCGCGCGCTCGACAGATGGAATCCCGCCATCAAGGCGGCCGTGGAGTCCACCAGCGATACCATCACCATCTACGGCGTTATTGGCCAGGACTGGTACGGGGAAGGCGTTACCGTCTCGCGTATCGACGCGGCCCTTCGCTCAATCGGCGACAAGCCAGCCACCGTGTACATCAATTCGCCAGGTGGCGACATGTTCGAGGGCCTGGCCATCTACAACCGGCTGCGCGAGCACAGCCAGCCGATCACAACCAAGGTCCTGGGCCTGGCCGCATCGGCTGCTTCGGTGATTTACATGGCCGGCGCAAAGCGGGAAGTGGCCAGCAGCGGGTTTCTCATGATCCACAACTGCTGGACGCTTGCAGTCGGCAACCGCCATGACTTGCGCGATGTAGCGAACACGATGGAAGAGTTCGACGCTGCGATGGCCGACCTTTACGCGGAAGGCAGCGGCCAGGCCGTTGCTGACATTGCCGAGATGATGGATGACGAGACGTTCATACGCGGCCGACGAGCAGTTGAGCTCGGCTTTGCAACGGCCGTTCTCTCTTCTGATGAAATCACCGAGCGTGAAGACGAGCAGGCCCAGCAGAGTAACGCGCTGAAAGCCATGGACATTGCTCTGGCAAAGGCCGGAATGGCCCGAAGCGAACGCCGCGAACTCTTCGCCAATTTCAAGTCCAGCACGCCGCGCGCTGCTGGCGGGGGTACGCAATACGCTGCCTCGTCCGATAAGCCACGCGCTGTCGCGCCAGACCTCACCGCCTCCCTGAGCGCGGCATCCGACATCCTCAAATCTTTCCAAGGACCATCGCAATGAGCGACTTCGAAAAGCAATACACCGAGCTGAATGCCAGCCTTAAGACCATTGGCGACCAGATCAAATCCCAGGCGGAGACCAGCAACAAGGAAATCGCCCGTCACGGTGAGATGAACGCCGAGACTCGTGCCAAGGTTGACGAGTTGCTGATGAAACAGGGCGAACTGCAGGCTCGCGTTCTGGAAGCTGAGCAAAAGCTTGTCAATGCCAACCGTGACACTCAGCGCATCGAGAGCCCGAAGTCCGCTGGCGAGTTGATTGTTACCAGCGAACACATGGAAGGCGTCAATTCGTCTTTCCGTGGCTCCCGTCGCGTTTCCGTACCCCGCGCCGCTATCACCACCACATCCGCCGGTGGCTTGGCGGCCACGGAGCGCCTGGACACTGTCGCGCTGCCGGGCATGCGTCGGGCCACCATTCGAGATTTGATTGCACCCGGCGAGACTGAGGCGGGCTCCCTTGAGTATGTCCGCGAAACAGGCTTCACAAACAATGCCGCGACCGTAACGGAGGGCTCCGCAAAACCGTATTCCGAAATCGAAACCGCCTTGATCACGGCGTCGGTTCGTACCATCGCCCATCTGTTCAAAGCCTCGCGTCAGATTCTGGATGACGCAAAGGCTTTGCAGAGCTACATCGACGCGCGCGCTCGTTATGGGTTGCTGCTCGCTGAAGAGGCTCAGTTGCTGTACGGCAGCGGAGCAGGTGCAAATCTGCAAGGGCTCGTTCCAGTTGCAAACCAATACGCGTCTCCAGCTGGCTGGACCGTAACCGGCGAACAGCGCATCGACCGGATTCGCCTAGCCCTTCTTCAATCCGAGCTGGCAGAGTTCCCTTCGGATGGCATCGTGCTCAACCCAACTGACTGGGCGCTGATCGAGTTGATCAAAGACAGCCAGGGCCGCTATCTGATCGGTCAGCCGCAGGAAGGCACTGCGGCTCGTCTGTGGAATCGCCCGGTAGTCGCGACCCAAGCCATGAAGCCAAACGACTTCCTGGTGGGAGCCTTCAAACTTGGTGCGCAGATCTTCGACCGGATGGAAGTTGAAGTTTTGATTTCTACCGAGAACGACAAGGACTTCGAAAACAACATGGTCACGCTTCGCGCCGAAGAGCGTCTGGCGTTTTCCATCTACCGTACCGAAGCCTTCGTCACTGGCAAGCTCACGGCTGCCGCCGCTGCGGCCTAAGCTGCCCAACCCCTAAAGTGGCCGGCACCGTCGGCCCACCGAGGTGAGACATGTCAGATGTATTGATCAAGCCGCTGCGGGCTTACGAGGACCGCGGCATCATCCGTGATACCGACAACGAGCCTTATGCCGCGCCTGTATGGCTGGCCAAGGAGCTGGAGCAACTCAAGCTTTGCAAGATCGTAGGCGAGGCTGAAGCGCCTCTGGATTTGGCAAAGCCCGAGGCAGATCCGAAAAAAAAGGTCGAAAAAAAATGACCGTGGCCGCTGCTGATCTGCTCCCAATAGAGCTGATTCGCAAGCAATTGCGTGTGGACTATGATGACGAAGACGACCTCATAGCCCTATATGCCGAATCGGCTTTGGCGTGGGCTCTCTGGTATTGTGACAACCCAGACCTCGCAGATGTGAGCGATTTTCCCGCCAGCTTCAAGGCGGCATTACTTTTGTTGATCGGCCACTCCTTTGCAAATCGGGAGGCGGTTGTGATCGGAACAATAACTGCCGAATTGCCAATGGGCGTTGAACCACTGCTTTGGTCTTGTCGGAGCTGGTCGGGTCCCCCTGACCATGTGGTGCTCTCATGAGAGCTGGACGACTTCGACATCGCATTACGTTTCAGGCGCTGGGCCGCATGCAGGACCCTAAAACCGGTGAGGAGCTGGAGAGCTGGCAAACGGTGTGGGACAAAGTCCCCGCAGCGGTCGAGCCGCTGAGCGCCAGGGACTTTATTGCTGCCCAAGCCAGCCAGTCAGAGGCCACCGCGCGGATAGTGATCCGATACCGAGCCGGCGTCCTGCCGACGATGCGGATCCTTTACCGAGGGGATGTCTACGACATCAAAGGCCCGGCGCTGCCCGATCCCGATTCAGGTCTGGACTATCTCACCATCTTGGTGGCCGAGGGGGTCAACGATGGCTGACTCAGTGGATTTCCAGCTGGTGGGGATTGACTCTCTCGTTGGAAAACTCGAATCGATCACTCAGGACATGAAGCGTAAGGGCGGGCGGTCGGCGCTACGTAAGGCTGCCCAGCTGGTGGCCAACAAGATGAAAGAAGGCGCGCAGCGGATAGACGACCCTGAAACAGGCCGATCTATCGCGGACAACGTCGCTCTTCGCTGGAACGGGAAATTGTTCAAGTCGAGCGGGGACCTCGGTTTCCGGGTTGGTGTTCTGCAAGGCGCTGTCCTCAAGAAGGGCGGCGACAAATCTGCGAACGCTGCGACGCCTCATTGGCGCCTCATCGAATTCGGTACTTCCAAAATGCGTGCAGATCCATTCGCGCGAAAGGCGTTGGCCGACAACATAACCGAGGCAACCAATACATTCATCACTGAATACGAGAAGGCCATTGACCGCGCGATTAAACGAGCGGCCAAGGCTTCAGGGGGGGCGTGATGTCATATGCACCCATATTCGCCGTATGCGCTGCTGACGCCGGGGTAACGGCACTACTGGGCGTCAGCCCCACCAGGCTTTATCCGTTCGATGATGCGCCCGAAGGCGTGGCGAAGCCGTATGCAGTCTGGCAACTCATCACCGGCAGTCCAGAAAACTACCTCGCCGGCCGTCCTGATGCTGACAGCTTCACGCTGCAGGTCGACGTGTATGCCGCTACAGGCGCGCAGGCAAGGGCAGTGACTGACGCAATCAGTCACGCCATTGAGCTGCAAGCTTACGTGGTCCGCTGGGGTGGCGAGAGCAAAGACGCCGAAACAAAGTTGTACCGGTCGAGTTTCGATGTCGACTGGATAGTGCTCCGGTAGCCCCAACCAACTTTACAGCCCGCCATGAGCGGGTTTTTTTATGCCCGACATTTGGAGAACACAATGGCGATTTTGACTCAAGGCACCCAGATGTATGCGCTGGTGCCTACAACCGCAGACCCGACAAAGCTGGAGGTCATTGAGGTGGAATGCATTACAGCGTTCAACCCGGGCGGCAACCCAGCAGACCAAGTTGAAATTACGTGCCTGAGTGACAAGGTAAGGCGATACCTGCGCGGCTTGCGCACGCCTGGACAGGCTTCGTTCTCAGTAGACGCTGATCCGAAAAACGCCTCACACGTCCGGCTTTACCAGCTTTCCGAGGATGACTCGGTCGAAAATACGTCGTGGGTCATTGGCTGGGCTGACGGCTTCGATATCAAGCCCACCTTAAATGCGGCTGGCGATGATTTCGAGCTGCCACCGACACGCACTTGGTTCGTGCTCGACGGCTATGTCGCCGACTTCCCATTCGACTTCGCAGGAAACACAGTCGTTAAGACTGCGGGCACCATCCAGCGCTCCGGCGGCTCCGCCTGGATTCGCAAGTCGGCTAACGCATAAGGCATCGCGATGAAATTAAGTCTTGAAAGCTTGCGCGGCGTGGGTGCGTTCACCGGTCGCCCGGTCGAGAAAGAAATCAAATGGCAGCAGGGCGAAAAAGAATTCGTCGCCACGGTCTACGTCAGGCCGCTGGGGTTTCAAACGGCGATCAACGATGCACTATCCGCCGCTGGCAAGGTGCAGGTTCACGCGGGCCGAATTGCCGCAAGTATCTGCGACGAAGAGGGAAAGCCCGTCTTCACGGTTGAAGACATCACCGGAGAAGCTGATCCAACGCGTGGCTCGCTCGACCCCAGCCTGACTTTCGCGTTGCTGACAGTCATCGCCCAGGTCAACAACCTGGGAAAGACGGCGCCCTCTCCGACGACGAAGAGTTCTGGCACGAGCTCGTCCTCGCCGGCATCGGCGGGCGTACGATCGCGGAAGCCAAGGAAAGCCTCAGCCTGAACGAGTTCAGGTCCTGGCTGAAGTACCGGGCGCTACGTGGCTCTCTGAACATCGGCATGCGGGTGGAACGAGGATCGGCATTGCTCGCAATGATGTACGCCAACGTGAATTACAAGGACGGTCCGTACAAGATTTTCGACTTCATGCAGCATGAGGTCGAGCCGGCCATCAGTCTCGAGCAGGCTATGGAAAGCTGGGCATAAAACTTAAAAGGCCCGCACAGCGGGCTTTACCTTTGGAGGCGAGTTGAATGAGCAAGTCACTGGGCACGCTCACGTTGGATTTGGTGGCCAGGATCGGTTCCTTCACTGGCCCTCTTGACAGGGCGAGCCAAGAGGCAAAGAAACGCAACGCGGAAATCGCCAAGTCTTTTGAAAACCTGGCCAAGGGTGTGGGCGTTGCCATCGCAGCTGTCCCTGCCGCTCTGACAGGGCTGGTCGCCTACACGGCCGGCAGCGCTAAGGAAATCTCCAACCTTGCAGCGCTGGCTGGTCTTGGAACAACCGAGTTCCAAAAATACGCAGCAGGCGCGAAAACTGTTGGCGTTGAGCAGGACAAGCTCGCGGACATCTTCAAGGATACCAACGACAAGCTGGGCGACTTTTTCAACACCGGCGGCGGCGAGCTGAAAGATTTCTTCGAGGTCATCGCGCCGAAGGTAGGTGTGACAGCGGAAAGTTTCAAAAAACTCAACAGCGCCGAAGCTCTTCAGTTGTATGTTTCGACCCTTGAGAAAGCGAATGTCTCACAGGCTGAAATGACCTTCTATATGGAAGGCATTGCCGACGAGGCTAGTGCTCTCGTTCCCTTATTGCGCAACGGTGGGAAAGAATTCAAGCAGCTTGGCGATGCTGCGGAGTCCGCCGGCGCTATTCTCAGCGTTCAAACCATAGCCGTCTCGAAACAGTTTTCGAGCGAGCTTATGGGGCTCATGCAGAACTTGCAGGGGACAAAAAACAAGATCGCTGATGATTTCATGCCAGTGGTTCAGCAATTGACAAAAGACCTTAACGACAGCGTCAAAGCGGGTGGCGGTGTAACAAAGGTCGTGGGGGAGATGGGCGAAAAGCTCGTTACCGCAACTGCATTTGTCGTTAGTGCTGGCGATGGAGTTACGAGAGTATTCAAGATCGTTTCGGATACCCTTGTAGGTATGTACGCGACGGCAGTTGGCTACACGTCTTCGATGATGGCGGATGTCGCGGCGGGTTTGGCAAAGTTCACCATCGGTGATGTGTCCAAACAGTTCATAGCAGACAGTGTGCGCCTGCGCGATGAGGCTAAAGTGAACTTTGGCGCTGCCGCTGAGGCGGCAGCTGGGATCAAGGCAAGTCTCGAAACGCCTCTCGCGGGCGATACGATTAAGAAATACATCACGGATGCGCGGGCTGCTGCAGGCGAGTACCAGCGCCTATTTGGTGGTACCGGCTTCAGTGATCAGGGTGGAAAGGGCAGCGGAGTCGACCCTAAAGCTCTGGAAGCGGCCAAGCAGGCTGCAAAGGACGCCGCGTCGGCGGCGAAGAAACTGAGCGATACCGTCAAGGGTTCTGAGACCGACCTGCAGCGTCAGATCGCGCTGATCAATACCAGCAAGGACGCGCAGAAAAACGCTACGGAAGTGGACAAGATTCGCTTCGAAGTTGCATCGGGCAAGCTAGTCGGGATCAACGCTGTTCAGCAGAAGCGCCTCGAGGGCCTGGCATCGGAGCTGGATGCTCTCCAAAAACTCAAGGTTGCGAACGAGGAAGAGGCCAAGGCCGTCAGCTTCCTTGCGACCCTCAAGGATGATAACGCTGCCACTCGCGGCGGCTTCGATATGGAGCTTGCTGGCGCAGGGATGGGCGACAAGGCCCGGGACCGCCTGAAGCAGGATATGGCCATTCAGGAGGATTACGCGCGCAAGGCTGCGGACCTCCAGGCGCAGCGCAACTCCGGCGATATCAGCGCCGAGCTGTACGCCAAAGAGACAGGCATGCTCTCCGAGGCGCTAGCCGAACGAATGGTCATCCAGCAGGATTATTACAATCGGATTGACGAGGCCCAGTCCAACTGGATGGCGGGCGTGAGTGATGCCTGGCAGAACTACGTTGATGCGGCCGAAGACTACTCGGCGATCGCGGCCGATTTCGTCTCCGGCAGCCTGAATGATTTGACCGGCGGCCTGGGCAACGTTTTCTCCGACGTGGTCACCGGTGCAAAGGACGCTGGAGACGCTATCGCTGACTTCGCGGGGAACATGGCGAAGTCGGTTATCAACGCTCTTAGCGACATGGCAGCGCAGTGGCTGGTATATCAAGGCATTCAACTGCTCGTTGGTAAAAGCGGGCAATCGGCGGCGGCCACCGGCTTGATCGCCAACGCGCAGGCAGCGTCTGCGCAGGCTGCGCTGAACGCTTACGCATCTACTGCTGGCATTCCATTGATCGGCCCGGAGCTTGCGCCTGCCGCAGCCCTCGCTGCTACGGCGGCAACCACCCCAATGGTCGCCGCAGTATCTGCATCGGCGCTCGCCGGTATGGCCCACAACGGCCTGGACAACATCCCGAAGGAAGGCACCTGGCTGCTCGATGGCGGTGAGCGCGTGCTCAACCCGAACCAAAACCGCGACCTGACGAAGTACCTGGCTGATAAGGCCGGGAGTGGTACTGGCGGGGCGCCGTCTTTCACCATCAACGCGCCTGTCACGGTCGAGGCACAGCCCGGCATGAGCGCTGCTGAAGCTGCAAGTCAGGGCAAGGCGATAGGCGACAGTGCTGCGGCGCAGATCCGCCAAGTGCTCCAGCAAGAAATGAGGCAGGGCGGCCTGCTCTGGAGACGCGCGTAATGGCTGAGACATTCGATTTTGATGTACAGGTCGGCGCGTCCGGCGATGTGAAGCAACGCACATGGTCGAACGACTTTGGTGACGGCTACACCCAGGCTGGCGGCGTCGGTATCAACACCAAGTCGCAGGCTTGGGACGTGACGGTGACCGGACGGTTCGCCGCTGGCCAGAAGCTCCAGCAGGTTCGGGACTTTCTGGACCGGCATGAGGGGTTCAAGTCATTCCTCTGGACACCGCCAGGCAGCGGGCAGGGCCGGTACGCCGCCAACGGCTACAAGTTGTCGACCCTCGGCAACGGCCTTCACTCGTTGTCCACGAACTTCAAACAAACATTCAAACCATGAAACAACATGATGCGGCAGAGCCGCAGGAGGATGAGATGGCGCTACAGACAGCGGTGACAGAGGCTGGATTGACGGTGGTAGTTGGCTTGGGCATTGGATTGGTGCCGCCCACAGCAGCGGCACCGCCCATTCGATTAGGAAATGCGTGATTGAAATAACGTGAGTATTTCTGAGTACTGGGCTTGATTGCCGTTTTGGACCTGTACCAGCTTCAGAGTTTCCAGCTCCGCTTTCAAAGCATTCTTGTCAAACGAATCCAATTTAGAGATGGATGTGATGATTGCCAGAAGCGCATTGATAGTTACCGCAGACACCGAGTTTGTCGCTTGCTCAAGCGCGACTATGCGCTGATCAATAGTTTGCATATTTGACCTCTTGGTCATAAACCCGCCGATACTGGCGTATTCCTGGCCCAAAGGGTCGTATGCAGCGGGCCAGGGAAGGAGTTACCCCTTTGTTTGAGTTTCGACGATCAAGCGCCATTCGACTTTCGCTTTATTGGCGTGCTGGTGCTTATTTTGAGGAGGGAATATGTCGTCCTTGTTTGAAGTGATTTCATCTCCACAGCCTTCGCATCGGTAGATTCCTGACACCGGAACTTTGCTGGCAATTTGGTATAGCGTGTCCCACACCACGCCACCCAACACAGACTTCGGCGTCTTTTTTAGATACTGCACTGTCTCTTCTACTACGTGTGCCATTTTCATTCCTTTCATGGTTTGTGAAGGCGCAACGCTACTACGACTGGATCCAATCCCGTTACTGGCTTTTTGGCCATGCTGTATGGGCGGACAGGCCCTAATTAAATATTTCAAACCCTGACCCCGCCGAGCGCGGGGTTTCTCGTAGGTAACCACCATGATTTACAGCTCGGACATCCAGAAGCTGGAGCCCGGCAACCAGATTCGTCTGTACGAACTGGATGCGACGAGGCTGGGAGCCACGCTCTGGCGCTTCCACGGGCATGAGCATGAGGGCGACATCATCTGGCAGGGCCAGTTGTATTCGCCTATTCAGATCGAGGTCACCGGCTTAGATATCCGTGGTGATGGCCGCCCAGCCACACCCAAGCTCAGGCTGGCCAACGAGCTGTCGGGCATTCCGCGAGCTGTTTCTGCTCTCTGCCTGCAGTTCAAGGATCTGGCCGGGGCGAGCTTTAAGGTGATCGAAACCTTCAAGCACTTCCTGGATGCCGCGAACTTCGACGGCGGCAATCCGGATGCTGCTGATCAGAGCCGCACCAGCCTGTGGAGAATCGAGCAGAAGACCGAAGAGAACTTTTCGGCGGTCGGCTTCGAGCTTTCCAGCCCCATCGACATGGAAGGCCAGCAACTGCCGTCCCAGCAGATCACCAAGTTGTGCCGCTGGGCGATGCGCGGTCAATACCGGCAGGAGGCTTGCGCCTACACAGGCACCGCGTATTTCGACAAGAAGAACGAACCCACCGACAACCCTGCGCTTGACCGCTGCGGGGGCTGGTGGAGCAGCTGCAAGTTGCGCGGCAATACCCGCCGGTTCGGCGGCTCAATGGGCGCAAGCCTGATCGCCAAGGGATAACCATGCGAATCAATCAAAAGCTTCAGGACGCCATGCGGGCGCACGCCGAGCAGTCACACCCGGCCGAGGCCTGCGGGCTGCTGATCAAGACCGAGGCCGGTCGTGAGTACGTACCGTGCGGCAACGTGGCCACCAACCCGCTGCAGCACTTCCTGATCGACAAGCACGACGCGGCGGCGGCAGAAGACAGGGGCGAGGTGCTGGCCATCGTGCACAGCCACCCCGACCGAGCCGCAACGCCGAGCATGACCGATCTGGTCAGCTGTGAGCTGCATGAATTGCCCTGGGCGATTGTGGGCTGGCCTGGCGGTGATATTCAGTGGTTCAAGCCGAGCGGCTTCCAAGCCCCTTTGCTGGGCCGGGACTTCTCGCATGGCCTGCTCGATTGCTGGTCGGCCTGCCGCGACTGGTACGCGCGCGAGGCCTCACTGCCGCTGCCGAACTTCGAACGCAAGGAACTGTGGTGGGAAGATCCGGACAGCCCCAGCCATTACGAAGAGAACTACGAGGCCTGCGGCTTCGTCCGGGTCGAACAGCCCCAGCGCGGCGACCTGCTGGTGTTTCAGATCCCGACCGTGGGCAGGCCTTGTCACTTCCCGAACCACGCCGCGATCTACCTCGGGGCCGATGCCAGCCTGCACAGCGAGGACGCGCCGGCACTGGGCGGGTCTGGTCCGTTCATCTATCACCACATGCCCGGTCGCCTGGCTGCCCGTGAGGTCTACGGCTGGTCGATGGCCAACCGCGTGAAACTGATCCTGCGCCACAAGGAATACACCCCATGACCATGCGCACCATCGTGCTCTACGGCGTTCTGCGCAAGCAGTTCGGCCGGGAGTACCGCATCGATGTACACAGCGTGCGCGATGCCGTGAATGCCCTTTGCGCGATGAAGCCTGGCTTCGAGAAGTTTCTGCGGACCGGCGAAGAGCGTGGCTTGGTGTTCAGCGTCTTCTGCGGCAAGCGCAACGCCGTCGAGGCCGAGTTCGATATGCAGGGCAGCGACAACACCGATATCCGCATCGTGCCGCTGATCCAAGGCAGCAAGCAGGCTGGCCTGTTCCAGGTGGTGCTGGGCGTCGCGCTGGTTGTGGGCGGCCTTGTCTCCGGTGGTACGAGTACAGCGCTCGGCCTGGGCCTGCTCGGCGCAGGTGCTGCGACGGGGCTTGGCGGCGTGGTGCAGATGCTTTCGCCGACGACCACCGCCAGCGTCGGCAGCAACAATGACGCCGGAAACAACCCCAGCTATGGCTTTGGGGGCGCGGTGACCACCGTTGCCCAGGGCAACCCTTATCCCGTGCTCTACGGCGAACGAGAGATCGGCGGTGCCGTCGAATCGGGCGGCATCTACACCCAAGACCAACTTTAAATATCGCAAAACACCCAACCCGCTCCGGCGGGTTTTTTATTGCCTGGAGATCCGCATGGGCGCAGCACGCAAACTCGTCGTTCAAGGTTCCAAAGGGGGCGAGTCGACCCAGAAGCAGCCGACGATTGCAGCGAACAGCACGGCTTCGATCGCTACCGCCCGGATCGTCTATCTGTGGAGCTGGGGCCCCATCGTAGGCCCGGTCGACGGCCTGCGCTCCGTGAAGCTCGACGGAACCCCGTTGGTGGCCGAAGACGGCACTGTCAACTTCCCGGGCGTGAAGTGGCAGTTCCGCAATGGCGAGCTGAACCAGCAGCGTCTTGAGGGCATTGCCGAGTCCAGTAACGAAGTTGACGTAAACCAGCAGCTGCTCAGCACCACGCCCTACCTGCGCACCGTGAATAACCCGGTTCTGGATGCGCTGCGCATCCGGCTCAGCTGGCCACAACTCCAGTCGCAGGACCAGAGCGGCAACATCAACGGCGTGCGAATCGATTACGCGATCGACCTGGCCACTGATGGCGGGCCATTCGTTCAGATGCTGGCGGACTTCGTAGACCGCAAGAACGTCACCAAGTACGAACGCAGTCACCGCATCAACCTGCCTGCGGGCAGCCGTTGGACTATGCGCGTTCGCCGGATCACACCCGAAGCCAACAGCTCGCTGATTCAGGACAGCATGTTCATCGAGGCGGTGGCCGAGGTCGTAGACAGCGATCAGGAATTTCCGCTCACCGCCGTGGGCTGCGTGGAATACGACGCCCAGCAGTTCGGCGGCGATATCGCCAAGATTGCGGTGCTGATGCGCGGGCGCATCGTGCGTGTGCCGACCAACTATGACCCGGAGACACGGACCTATGCCACGTCTGGCGCGGGTACCAGCAACGGGATATGGGACGGTACGTTCAAAGAGGCTTACACGAACAACCCCGCATGGGTGTGCTACGACATTGCGCTCAACCCGTATTACGGCCTCGGGCACCGGATCGATGCCACGATGGTGGATCGCTGGAACTTGTACCGCATTGCGCAGTATTGCGACCAGATGGTGCCAAACGGCATGGGCGGCACGCACCCCCGGATGACTTGCAATATCTACCTGCAAAAGCAGGCGGATGCCTACGCGGTGCTGCAGGACCTGTCGGCCATCTTCCACGGTATGAGCACCTGGGATGGCAGTCAGATCACGTTCAACGCCGACATGCCAGGCGACCCGGTCTACACCTACAACCCGTCGCAGATCCTGAACAATGGTGAAATCCAGTATTCGGGCACCCGGGCGCGCGACCGCCACAACTTGGCAATGGTGACGTGGGACAACCCGGACCAGAGTTTTACGACGGACAAAGAGCCTGTCTTTGATGATGTGGCGATGGCTGAATCTGGATCGCTCAACGAACTTTCGGTAGACGCCTACGGATGCACTTCACTCGGGCAGGCGCAGCGCGCTGGCCAGTACGCGCTGATCACCGAACAGACGCAGACCAGGCCCGCGACCTTCCGCGTCGGCCTGGACGGCGGCATTCCGAAGACAGGGCAGATCATTGCCGTGGCTGACCCCATGCTGGCCGGTCGTGCGAACGGCGGGCGGATCAGCGCGGTGGCGGGGCGCGTCATCACCGTTGACCGCGACATCGATCTGTCGACCGGTGCCAAGCTGCGGGTTAACCTGCCCAGCGGCAAGACCGAGGCGCGGGTTATCACCTCGCTCACAGGCCGGCGGGTAACTGTGGCTGCCAGCTTCAGTGAACTGCCAGAAGCCGAATGTGGCTGGATACTTGAATACGAGGACCTGAAAACCATGCAGTTTCTGGTGCGCAACATCACGCGCCCAGAATGGCACCAGTACCAGCTCGAGTGCATCCAGCACGAACCGAGCAAGTTTGACGCTATCGACTTCGGCGCCGTCGTGGATATCCGGCCAATCAGCGGCATTCCAGTGGGCGTGCAGGCTGCGCCCGCTGGCGTGTTTGTCACACAGCACGTCGTGGTCGAGCAGGGTATTGCAGTCGTCAATATGACGATCAGCTGGGAAGCTGCGCCAGGCGCGGTTGCATATGACGTGGAATGGCGCTGGGGCTCGCGTGAGTGGGTCAAGGTGCCGCGCACGGGCGAACAATCGGTTGAGGTAGCCGGCATATACTCCGGCCAGTACATGGCCAGGGTACGCGCGGTCAGTGCGCTGAACGTTTCGTCGTTGCCTACCACGTCGCAATTGACCAATCTGGAAGGAAAGGTGGGGCTGCCTCCTGCAGTCACCAGCCTGACCGCCGAAAGCTTGCTGTTTGGGATCGGACTCAAGTGGTCTTTCCCGCCAGGCGCAGAAGACGCCCAGCGCACTGAAATCTGGTACGCGCTGGCGAACGATCTGAAAGCAGCCACGAAGCTGGCCGACCTGGCTTACCCGCAGGCTGAGTACGTCATGCAGGGGCTGCGCGCCGGGCAGACGTTCTTTTTCTGGGCGCGCCTGGTTGATCGCACCGGCAACATCGGTCCGTGGTTTCCACTGGTCGATGGCGTCATGGGGTCCGCCAGCGCCGATGCGACTGCAATTCTTGAGCAGATCGCCGGTGAAATCACTGAAAGCGCGTTCGGCAAAGATCTGCTTTCCAAGCTGGAAAAAATCGAGGGTAACGGACCTGGCTCGGTTAACGAGCGCCTAACGATCATCAGAACAGCGCTGAACGAGCAGATTGCTGACGTTGACGGTGCGCTGGCGGATGTCCGGGCAGAGCTGCAACAGCAGATCGAAAACATAGCCGACCTTGCCGATTCCATGCCTTACAAACCGGGAGATACTTACTCGGTCGGGCAGGGCGCGCTGGGCTCGGACGGCATCATTTACCAGGCCACGCAGAACGTACCGGTCAACACTCCGCCGCCGAACTCCACGTACTGGCTGAACGTTGGGCAGGCGGTGGCCACAGCTGTGGGTCTGGCTTCGCGGGTGCAGACCGTAGAAACAAAGGTCACGTCCATTGAGGGTGTCAATACCGCGCAGTCGCAACAGCTAACAGGCTTGCAGACCTCTCTGGACGACAAGGCCTCCGCCAGCAGCGTGCAGACCATCGGCAACCGGGTTACCGATGCAGAAGGGAAGCTCACTAGCCAGGGCTCGGCCATTACCGGCATCAACAATGAGTTGGCCGGCAAAGCCAGTAGCGCTACGGTACAGGCGCTGGGCAATACCGTCACTCAGCAGGGCCAGGCCATCACTGCCCAAGGCCAGGCCATAACGAGCGTGACCGCAAGCCTCGCCACGGTCGGCGGGGCCAACCTGATGTACAACCCATCGTTCGAGAAGAAAGGCACCGGGGGTGCCAGCTTGATCGCCGACGGCTGGAACATTGGTGGGCCTGCGACTCTGACCAGCACTAGCTATGTGCAATCCACCCTTGATCCAAAGGGCGTTGCGCAGCGAGCAGACGTAACCAATCTTTCTGCATCTCGATTTTTGGACGTGGTGCCGACTGATGAAAAAAGGCCTTCGGCGGGCGCAGGCCAGCCGTTCGCGTTTTCGGCTTATCTGCGCGCAACGCCAGGGCTCGCGATGCAAATCTACCTGCAGCCACTTAATGCGGCGGGCGCGGTGATCACGACGGCCAATGCCCCTTCACTGATAGCAACCGGTGACTGGCAGCGGCACAGCCTGATTATTCCAGCTCTCCCCGCCAACACGGTGGTGGTGCACTGCATCATCCGACTGCTGAGCGTCAACTCGACTACCACAGGGTTTATTGAGGTGGATCGGGTCCAGGCGCAAATGTCGTCGGTAGTCAGCGGGTGGCAGGACAGCCCGGATGTGTTGCGTGTCGATCTAGCTGGGCAAGCCGCGGCAACCTCGGCGCTGACTGGCCGGGTTAGCCAGACCGAAACCGGCCTGACCAGCGTGAGCGGACAGGTGACGAACCTGAGCAACAGTATCGGCACTGCAGGAAGCCAGAACCTCTTTTTCAACCCTGCCTTTGCCAAGGAAAGTGCATCTGCTGGCGTGGCCGAGGGCTGGCTGATTGATGTTGGCCCAGGGGGTGGGACGCATGCCGCCTCGTTGGTGGCCTCATGGCTGGTCGGGTCCGAGAAGTCCCAAAGGCTGGATGTCACCGGCTTGAACCTCTCTACCAGCTATCGCAGCATCAGGGTTTCGGGCTCGAACTACTGGCCTAAGGTCACTGCAGGTAACTCTGTTGTCGCGTCTTGCTACGTGCGTGCAACAGCAGGGCTGGTTTTCAAAATCTTCCTTCAGGGCGTCAATGCAGCAGGCACAGATGCGGTAACCGTATCTGGCCCCTTGATTGTGGCTACGGGCGGGACCCAGCGAATCGTCTACGACTATCCAAATCTCCCGGCTGGTACCGCATCAGTGCAGGCCTACTTCCGGCTGTATGGTTCGGACACTGTTGGAGCTGGGTTTGTTGAGTACACCAGAGCACAGCTTGAGGTGGGTACGATCGTTACCGGGTGGAGAGATAACACCGGCGTTCTCGCATCGGATCAGTCAGCCACGTCCGTGGCGGTTTCCGGGCTGAATTCAACGGTTAGTCAGCAGGGCGCTGCGATAAGCAGCGTGAGCGGGCGCACGACCAGCCTAGAAAATACCATCAACAGCACCACCAACGGGCTTGCGACTAAAGCCTCTGCTTCAGCCTTGAGTTCGACTCAATCAACTGTAAGCCAGCAAGGGCAAACGATTACCGCCCAGTCAACTCAAATTCAAGGACTGAACGCGAGCTTGGGTGACACAAACGCGAATGTCAGTAGCGTCAATCAGGCGCTTGCGAACGTGAACAGCGTTCTAGCGTCCAGAATTGATGGGCTCAACTCAACTGTGGGCAATGTAAACGCTGCCCTTCAGAGTGAGTCGAGCACCAGGGCGAATGAGACTGGCGCTCTTTCTAGACGCGTTGACGATGTACAGGCGACGGCGGGCAACGCCAATTCTTACGCGCAGCAGGCGATCAACACTGCTGCATCCGTAGATGGGAAAGTGTCAGGTTCCTACACCGTCAAGCTGGGAGTTACGGCAAACGGAATTCAGTACGCATCAGGCTTTGGGCTGGGGCTCGACAACTCTTCAGGGACTACTCAGTCAAGATTTGTAGTGAGCGCTGACTCGTTTGCGATTTTGAACGCTAACCCGAATAACGGGACAGTGTTCTCGCCTTTCGCTGTTACTGGCGGGCAGGTTTTCATTAACGAAGCGTTTATCAAAAACGGATCGATTGATAATGCCAAGATCGGAGATCAGATATTTTCCAGTAACTATCAGCCTCAACGGGCGGGCTGGCTTCTTAAGAAGGATGGAGTTTTCGAGATTAACAGCACGATACCGGGAGCGGGCAGGGTGCTCATTAACGGGAATGGAGTTTACATATACGACGAAAATAACGTTTTGCGCGTTCAGTTAGGGAACCTTGGATAATGGCATTCGGACTCAGAACCTATGGTGCTGACGGTGCACTGCAAATCAATGAAAACTCTTTCACTATGCGCGTCGTGTTCACCACTGTAGTGGATAATTCAGGCTGGACAGCGGACGGCGCGTTTAGCGGTTCAGGCTACAAACAGTGGGCGGCGGATGGAAAAGCCGGTAACGCCACCGCTTGCCTTATACCAATTGGTTCATTCAATGAAAACACCACTCAGTATGAGGCAGAGATGCTTGATGGAGTGGTGCGAGTCTATAACTACAACCGGGGGTTTCCTGCAGGCAAGGTGCTGGCAAACGCTTCAAGCATGCGCCTTCTTGTCGTGAGGTTTTCATGAGCTTCGGTCTTCGGTTCATGAACAACAGCAACGTCGTGACGCTGGATAGCGAGTTCGCAAGGCTGGCTATTGCTGCGTCCGGCACATACTCACCTAACGCCGAGAGCGGACTCACAGCCATCGTCACATTCCCGGCAGCCATCACTACACAAGAACCACCGTTGATTTTTGCCCGGCCAAATACTTCGGCATCTGGCCGGGCCGTAATCTCGTCAGTGATCATCTATGGCTCGCCGGGTAACTGGACAGGCTTTCAGATTCGAACTCGAAGCACTGAGTTTTTACAGCCCAATGGTCGCTGGTTTGCGGGGGTGTTCAAGTCAACGCCTGTTGCCAAATTCGGGATGAGACTTTTCAATGCTCAGGGAGGACTTATATTTGATACAGGCATTCCATGCGCTCAGTTTACAAGATCGTTTCAGAGCTGGAGTTATGAGTTCAATCAGCAGCTTACAATTGGTTCTACGAACTTCTACTCTGTACCTTTCGACTTTCCAGAAAATGAATATATCATGATCAACAGTTTCTCCATGAACATGGTGGCTGCAAACATGCCGGGTAGAACGCTGGGCTGTATGTGGGATTTCTCTGCACGCAAGCTTTATGCATTGACAACTGGCTCCAGCAACCCTTTTGCCTTTTATCTTCCGGCGCTGTTCGCCAAGATGCAGGCCTAACTTTTTACAACCACAATCCAATGCGGAGATTCACCATGCCTTTCATCGCAGTCAACAGCAGCAACGGTTTTGACATGGCCAACAACACCCGGTACGCCACCGAGGCCGAGGCTGACAGCCGTGCGCGCGAAATCCTGAACCAGTTTCCTACCGCCCAGGTGTTCACCGCTCAGCTGCTCAAGGACTACAGCGCCAAAGTCACCGTGACTGCCAAGGAACCTGCCGAGCCTGTCAGTGATTCGCCGGCCGATACCGTTTCGCCGTAATCGAGTCGCAGTACCCAGGCCCGCCACGAGCGGGTTTTTTTTCGTCTGGAGAAAACCGATGCCAATCACAGCGCAGCAGCTGCTGCAGATCCTCCCGAACGCCGGTCAGAGAACCGGCGTTTTTGCACCTGTCCTGAATACCGCTATGAGCAAGTACCAGATCGTTACCCCGCTGCGCATCGCTGCGTTCATCGCCCAGGTCGGCCATGAGTCCGGTCAGCTGCGTTACGTCCGCGAGTTGGGCGGCAGCGGCTACCTGTCGAAGTACGACATCGGCAAGCTTGCTGAGCGCCTTGGCAACACGCCCGAGGCGGACGGCGACGGCCAATTTTACCGTGGCCGTGGGCTGATTCAGGTGACTGGGCGTGCCAACTACGAGGCTTGCGGTGAGGCACTGGGCCTGGACTTGGTCAACCATCCCGAATTGCTCGAGCTGCCGCAGCACGCTGCGATGTCGGCGGCGTGGTTCTGGCACCGGGCCGCGCTCAACACGCTGGCCGACAAGGGCGATTTCCTGACTATCACCAAGCGCATCAACGGCGGCACGAACGGCCTGGCTGATCGGCAGGCGCTTTATGCGCGGGCGCTTGAGGTGCTGGCGTGAAGGCCCTGCCGTGGAAGGCAGTCGGCCTGCTGCTGATCCTGCTGGCGCTGGCTGTTGCGTTGTACGGGGCATACCGGCACGGCGTGACCGTCACCGATCTGGCCTGGAAGGCGAAGTGGGCCGAGGAAGTCAGCGCCCAATCCGAAGCGGTGGCCACCACGGCCACCGATTACCGAACCGAAGAGCAACGCCGCCAGAAAGCGGCCAACCAGGTGGCAAACGATGCAAGGCAAAACCAGACCGCTGCGCTTACTGATGGCTCTGTCGATGATGCTTCTGGTGAGCTCATGCGCATCGAGGCCGGGAAGATGGCAGCAAGCGCAAGTTGCGTGCCCAGCGATACCGGAGCTTCCGAGCGAGGCAAGGCAGCCACACGCGCCGCCATGGTGCTCTCCGACTTGCTCGGCAGGGCTGACGCGCGAGCGAGAGAGCTGGCTAAGGCTTATGACCAGTCCCGAATAGCCGGGCTGGCGTGTAACCGCTTTGTCGAAGAGCTATCCAACACCACCAATTTAGCCAGGCCGTAGGCCGCCGGGGAAGCACTGTGCAGACAGCAACGAAGCAAGAAACCTACGACCGCACGATGAAAGTGACGTTGGCAGTGAAGGCGAACGGCGGGTCGGTGACGGTCCAGATCCAGGCCGGTGATAACTGGATCACCACCGACACATTCTGGAAAGACGGTGGCTATCAGCTGAGCATTCCGCCCGCGACCATCCGCTACGTGCCCGCTGCTGGCGCTTCATTTGAGGTCTACGCATGAGCCTTCTGGTCAACCCAATCCCACGTCGCCAACCGATCCGGCGCGGCCTAGGTCTGCTCGGCGATAGCTTCTCGGGCAACTGCCACACCATCGCGGCGACGGCGTTTGGCACCGAGGCCTATGGCTATGCGGGCTGGATCGCGGCGCGTACCGGCCTGTTCCCGAGCTACGTAGACAACCAAGGCAAGCTCGGCGACCACACCGGGCAGTTTCTGGCCAGGCTGCCGGCCTGCATTGCGTCGTCCACTGCCGACCTTTGGCTGCTGCTGTCGCGCACCAACGACAGCACCACGGCAGGTATGAGCCTGGCCGACACGAAAGCCAACGTGATGAAGATCGTCACCGCGTTCATGAACACGCCCGGCAAGTACCTGATCGTCGGCACCGGCACGCCGCGCTTCGGCAACAGGGTGCTGACCGGGCAGGCGCTGTCCGATGCGATCGCTTACAAAGACTGGGTGTTGAACTACGTCAGCCAGTTCGTGCTGGTGGTGAACATCTGGGACGGCTTCACCGAGGCCATGACAGTGGAAGGCCTGCACCCGAATCTCTTGGGTGCCGAGTTCATCAGTTCGCGGGTGGTGCCGATCATCACCGCCAACTTCGAATTTCCCGGAATTCCGCTGCCCACGGACGCTGGCGACGTTTACTCGGCCATCCGCCCGTTCGGTTGCCTCAATGCCAACCCGCTGCTGGCGGGCACTGGCGGCGCGCTACCGGCGGGCGTGAACGCTGTGGCCGGGTCAGTGCTGGCGGACGGCTACAAAGCCGTCGGGTCTGGCCTGACCGGGATCACGACGCGGTGGTACAAGGAACCCTCCGCCTATGGTGAGGCGCAGTGCATCGAGCTGCGTGGCAACATGGCGGCGGCGGGCGGCTACATCTACATGCAACCCACGGCCAACGTGGTAGAGACCAACCTGGCGGCCGGCGACGTTATCGAAATGGTGTCGGCGGCGGAAATCATGGGGTCGTCGCGCGGCATCCTGGCCTGGGAGGCTGAGTTGACCATCACCAAGACGGTCAACGGCGCGTCGTCCACGTTCTACTATCGGTCAATGGACAAGTACCAAGAGCCGTTCACCATGCCGGCCAGCTTTTCCGGGGCGTTGGAAACACAGCGCGGCACGATTGACATGAGCGAAACCGTGATCACCTCACGCATGGGCCTGTACCTGGCTGCAGGCGTACCGCAGGACTCAACGGTCAAGGCCGCGCAGTTTGGGATACGCAAGGTGTGAAGGGTGGCATCTACTCTGCCTGATACGCACTACCGTTATCAAAACGTATTTCAGCTCGTGCTGTCGTGCCATCGTTGAATAGGATCAAGGCTTTATCTTGCGTCCCGCCATATGGTGCAAATACGCTATCAGCATCTGCAGGTCAGCATCCGGCAATACCGCTTCCGAAAACGCGGGCATCTTCGCCTGAGGCCACTGACGCAAATCCTGAGGGTTTCGAATGTAGAGCTTGAGTAAATCCATTCCCAAATATTCGGTCGGGTTGTAGGGAATGTTTAGATCCGGCCCAAACTGCGCATCGCCCGCCCCGTTCAATCGATGACAAGCCAAACAGTTTTTCTGAAATAGCGCGAACCCTTTATTGACCGGGTCATCAGTCTTGAGCACAGGGTCTGGTAACAGAGCGGGGAAACGCTCGGCAACCGAAGTCATGCTCTTAATGCTGGCCACTTGAAACGGCCATTGCTCCGGGCTGATATTTCCAACCTGAGGATCTGTCCATACTAGGTAGAAAGGCCCTGCACTAGGTTTGCCAGCGGCCAGCGGTGGCCATGGATGGGCAGGATCTTCAATCGCCAACCAAGCCCGTGCGCCTTTGTCGTTGAGTAATGGCGCCGCGGCCAGCTCTGCGGCAAACCCGTCCAGAGCGACTGCCTGCAGGTGGTCACTGGGCTTGATGCCTGTCAGTAGCGCACTCAAGGGCACGGCGTAATAAGTCATGTCCTTCTTGTAGGCCACATCACTTTTAACTGTAATGACTTGCAGTTGAGGATGGGTTAGTAAATCTTCTGTTTGCCAAGTGCGACTGATCTGCCCCAACTGCATGTCCAGTTGAGCCGCGGAAAGCTGCCCGCTCAGCAACAGAGCACCGAATAGAATAAGGGCTTTCAAAGGATCTCTCCCTTACCATCAACTGCGGTAAGTCTGGCACAGCCAAACGGACGTGAATAGCTGGCTGACTCAGGATGGCTATTTTTTATGAGTTCAATAGACATCCGCTGTCGGCTTCCTGAACCGTAATCGCCTGTCTGAGGAGGCGATTTACTATTTTTTCGGCGCGCTTCGCTGGCTGTTGAGCGACTGTGGCAGTTTATTCGCGCACTGCGGGTCTTCGGTAAAGCCTCGTCCATCGCAGTGTGTGCAATCGTCACGCACTGCGAATCCATCCAAGCAGTGAAGGCATCTGATAAATATCGAGTAGCTATGACGCTCCCATAGCGAAACGTAAGCCTTGAAGTCGCCTTGGTCGAGAGCTATCGCTGAGGCGTCGACGAGCGCTCGATATTGATCCTCATCGCTCAGGCGTTGATAGCTCACGCCGTTGATCTGCCTGGATTGCTCAACCAGCGTCAGCGTCTGGCCGGTTTCGGTGTAGATGTAGCGACCCTCAAGCACGCCGTACTTTTTGTAATCCCTCATGATGAGGTCGTTTTTCTCGTCGAGAAAAGCGAAGTGGGCGGCATTGTAGGGTGACTGGTCGGCCTCATGAAGCACGTATCGGGAGTTCAGCAGGCTGCCGACTACGACGCCGCCCTTGTTGTAGGCCAGATAGTCCGACGCCTGATGCCGCCATTCGTGGTTGCCTTCCTCGGTGAAGTGGCAGAAGGCAGCGCTGGCCAGTTCGAAGAGCTCAAAGCGCTCCAATGGATCGACCAGCCCGCCAGCCTGCATGTCTTCGGCCATGCGCGCCAGAAACCGGTATGTGATTGCAGGGTTCGTCCATTGCCTCCTGTCGTTGAGCCTTTTGTGCCATTCGGCCAAGGCGTCTGAGCTATTGCTCTCGTTCATGGGGGGGATTCTCAAATGCTGTATGTGCATACAGTAGTTGAGTGATTTGGATTTGGGGAGTGGTGTTCGTCGGCAGGACGCCGGGAAGGGGGAAAATCAGTTCCGAAATAAAAAGTAGAGTCCGCATTCCACGGGGCCTCCAGAGGACTTTTTTTGCTTCTATTTCGGAACCAAATATCGCCACAGGCCGCAGCCTGATTGTGTTTCATGGCCGGATTGCAAATCCGCCTACGCCGGTTCGATTCCGACCTCGGCCTCCACTATTCAAAGCCCCGCAGATTAACGTCTGCGGGGTTTTTTATTGGGCGCAGATTTGTATTTTTCCATCTGATCAGGACAACTCCGGGACACTGAAATCATTCATAGGCACCGCGCTCAGCCAGCAAACAAAAGGGCTGGCTCATACACGATTGGAAAGTGGCGTGAGTTGCTTGAGTGGTCTATTAATTTCATGTGTGTCTTAACGAGGGCTCAGCCTTGGTCGGTAGAATTTCTGATTCCGAACTTCATGAAATGCGGATTCGCAAGTTGCAGAACGACATCGCCGACTCAGAGCGCCTCGGGATGCCGGTGAAATTCATGCACCTGTCCGCGTTGACATCCACCAGTCGGGAGCATCATATCGAACGACATGGCGCGTTGTTCACGGGGCAGCAGATGCTCGATTGGTGGGCAGAAGGGGATAATCGGGTGCGCTGCCGATGCGCATGCACCCCGATACTTCTGGACAGGCAGGGAAGGCCAATGACGCCTGACCTGATAGCCAATGCCAAAATGGAGTTGAAGAACTTCAAGGATTCCTGA